GGAGACGCGACACGAGTACTGACCTCGCACTCATCTTGCTATCGAGGCGACGGGCCAGCTCAACGATGTCGGCACGGTCATACGTCAGATAGGCGTCCTCCGCTTCGAGCCAAGCATCCAACGCCGCACGCAGGTCGGTTAGGGTGCTCACAGTCCACGCTCCTTTCGGTAGTAGCCGCTATCTGGTCAGTCGTATTAGCTGGAGTAGTCGCTTCACTCATCGGTGGCCTCCCGCAGCAATCGCGTCTCGGCAGTAACCTTACCCATCAAATCGTGACTCTCGCCACCGACAGGGAACAACCTGTGCTCATCACAGTACGCACAGACCAGCCGCCCATCTCCCTGCCGCACGCTGTCTTCGATGTCCATGGTCTTGTGGCAGTTCTCGCAGGTGAACAGGTCATTCTCAGCAAGCCCTTCGACCGCCTCACCCACGTCGCCCTCAAGGTGCTCCATACACAACAGGTCGAGTTCGGCCACCGCTGCGGACAGCACCTCCCACGTGTCGGGGAAGTCATTCCGAACCCCGCCGTTGACCATCGTGCCCATCGAATCCGCTATCTTGTCGAGCAGGGTACTCGCAGCCCTCGCGGGGTTACCGTCGAATCCTGTGCTCTCACATGACTCGCACATCACTACTCCTTCTCGTCGGTCGGAAACAGCATCCCTCACTTCTCTACCGTTCCGACGCACACTTCCACACCCTTGACTCCAGCACGCTTCAGCACCTTCTGGACCCTGTCTTCCAAGTCCACAGCAAGCTGAATCGCCTCGTCCTTGCTGCTCGCAGACACTTCTGTTTCGAGCCGTAACCCTACATGCCACTTCGCCATCATCCACGCTCCTCATCACGTACCTGGAAGAACTCCAGCAAGCCATCTGTGACATGCTCGTCCTTCGCCAGCCCATCGACCCACTCAGCCGTTGCATGCGAGCAGTACCCCGCGCCCTGGTCGGCTTCCCTGCCAAGCTCTTCGAGGCTCAGGTCAGATGGGTCAAAGTCCGTCCAAATGACCAGCGTCGTCTTGTGCAGTCGCATCCTAGTCCTCCGTTGTTCCCACACCAGTTAGGCGTCTTCGAACCTCCCTGTCAGTGTCCAGCCCCGCTCAGCTGCCAGCATGTTCGCCCAGCGCCGTGCATTCATCTCAGCAAGAATCTCTGCGTGCGATGCCTGCTTCTGCGACTGCCGCTTCACCTCTATCAGCAACTCCTTGAACCCCACGAACAACGTGACCTGCTCCGACGTGAACCTGCCGTCGGAAGTCTTGCCACGCTTCACGGGCTGAACGTATGCGTAGTACCCACGGCGGCTAGTGCTGCCGCTCAGGTAGTTCGGTCCGCCGATGTCGTAACCAGTGCTGACCTTGACCTCATCGGGCATCCCATCTACCTCGAAGTACCTTCTCATGCCCTGTCCTCTTCTCCATGACGATGCACGTAGCCAACAGGCATGAACTCCGCGTGCATGCTCTTGTCGTCCTTCATGCTTACATAGTGGCGGTTCACATTGGACTGGCGTACCACCCAGCACTTGTTCCAGAGCCGCAGCGTTGCTCGCGCATACTTGAACTTGTCCACTGGCTTACCGTTGCGGTACCTACGGAAGTCCGCTGTGCCACCACCATTGACCCGCTCGACCTGCCACTCAGGACCGAGGAACTCCAGAATCTCTTCCAGGTTCTTGGGCTTCCCTCGGACCACGATGTACTGAACCGCTTCGTACTCGGGTGGGCGTTCTACAAACCGCTGCGTAGCCATCAGTAGCTCGTCACCATCGAAACACCCATACCAGCGCACGTGCGGAGCCAGTGAATCGCTTCACGAAGACTCTGCTCGCGCCAGTGCAAGGATGCGTCCCACTCTTCCTCTGTCATGAGCGGTGCCCAGTGGAACGTCTCAGACTTCCACTCTCCCTTGTACTGCGCATACGGAACCTTCAGCAGGTTGCCCAACTCACGCTGGACTTCAATCTCATCCTCAAGCGTGTCTGCGTAGGCCAGCATCTCATCCAGATTCCGTTCCAGGTACGCCGACTCGCGCACGTCCTCCGAGAGCGCGTCATCCGCGCTGATGCGCTTCCCACGGAAGTCACACGACGACACCGTGGCACCCAAGAAGAATGAATCAGTCGAATCCGCCCCTTGCAGCGCAAGCATCAGCGGACAGTTCTCGCAATCGAACTTGTCCTGCTCTTCGAGCATCAGCTTGTCGAGAGTCATGTCCTTCCAGTACTCGTAGTACTTGTCGGTCTGCTTGGCCACGTCCTCACCTGGGAACGCGAACGGCCTCCAGGTCTCATGCCGCTCCGCGCTGTCTTCCTTGCGGAAGTTGAGCACATCTTGCATATCAGAGCGGAACGTCTCGCGCTGCCCCACCTTCGGAGCGCCGACCAACTCACAAGGCCTCCGCCCAAACCCGTCAGTACCGTACGTGACACTGTGCCAGTCGAGTCCTATGACAATCACAACCTTCCCATCATCTGCAGCTTGTACTGCATGCACTCAAGTCCTTGTGCAGGCAACACAGAGCCGACCACGTCTAATAACTTCGTGCTCTCTTCTTGAAACATGCGCAGTACGTATCTTCCTTGCCACGGTGTTACATGCGCTTTGATTCCAAACCTCCGCGCAAGCAACTCACTCAGATACGCGACCTCTTCATGACTGAAGCAGTTCGTTGCAAGAACTGTACGGTAGTAACCCTGCTTCCCCGTCCTCGTCAGCGTGCCATCATCCAAGTACCAGATAGCCAGGGACAACGCCGTGAAGTACTGCTCCACAAAAGCAACAGGCACTACCTTCTTGTCCGCGTACCACAACGTGTGCAGCACGGTCAGGCGCTCATCTGCATGTGTCTTGATGCGGGACCCGTGGTACTCCTTGTCCGTACGTGCATCCTGCGTATGGCTTTCTTGGTCTGGCCCGAAGTCGAAGTCATCTATCAGCAATGCTTTCAACCACACGTTGTACTCTGCATGCTCCTGCTTTCGAAGCACTTTCAGTCGAGCGTTCCCGCGCCTCTCCAGGGAACCATCGCCCAGCATGAGTCCGCACACTACCTCTTCAAAGCCCATGTCTCACCTCCCATGTCCTGTCCTTTCTCTCGTCAGTTACGCGTCTTCAACTCATCGAACAACTCTTCGTACTCCCCAACACTCTCCTTCATCTGCTCGACTGCGTCGTCACCGTAGAACCCCCAACAGGAGTCGATGTGCTCCCACGTGACGTTCCCGCAGCAGGAACACTCGACCTTCCGCTCCAGCACATACCCGTACACGTTCCCACGCAGGTAGTCGTCGTAGCTCTTGACCTCGTTTCGGAGCATCTCTTCGGCGCGATTCGCCATGACCTCCACTACGTTGGCAAAGGGCACCGCCCACTGCCGCTGCGGGTCCCTCGCCGTGGGCGTCTTGCAGTAGTCGAAGTCCACGACGTAGTTCTCCTTGGTCACCAGCGTGACCTTCGCCCAGCCCTCTCCTTCGAAGTCCTTGACCTTGACGTGCTCCCCAACCTCGGGCCTGCGGTGCGAATCCTTACTGAACAGCTCCGCTTCGGTGTACCCCGTCTCCTCACGGAACGTCTTCTTGGTCGCCCATATCCAGCCGACTTGCCCCGAATCCCACGGACAACTGAACCCCGTCGTGTTCATCGTGATGCCACTGTGGTCGTACAGGTACAGCGGCAGGAACACGACCGACCCAGCCTCGTGCTTGTCGAGCACCTCACCAGCCAGCCACGAGTCCCAGCCGACGTAATCCTCCGTGTTCGCCTGCTCGTCTCCCAGGTCGTACCGCCTGTGGCTGCACACCATCGTGCCCAGGTTGGACCACTCGCGAGGACTCTCGGGCGAGTCGTCCGTGTGCAAGGACAGCCGAACCCCACTCTGCTCTACTGCATTCAGTTGCACGTCCCCATCTCCCTCCACAACAAGAACACGGTGCTCAGGTCGATGAACGAGCCATTGGGCGCAGGACTACCCGTAGCGCGATTGCTGTCGCCGTGCGGAGCGGAGATGGGGGTACGCTCCACGGCATGTCGGGCGTACCCGACCAGCCCCTGCTTTAGCGCTGACTCGTTCACCGAACTGAGCACCGTGCTCATGCTCATCATAGCCTACTGTGCGTCCATCAGGTGGAACTGGTCTGGGTCGAAGAACTCATACGCACCCTTGGCGATGAGCGCAGCGTGGACCACATGCCCGTGCGGGCTTTCGAGTACGAGGTCTTCGAGCCAGCCCATCGAACGCATCCACTCTGCCGCCTCGGGCAGGTCGTTAGCCTCAAGTTCAGCTGGCGTTGTAGCCTGCCGAATCCTGTACTCCGTCCCCGCTATCCTCACTGTCCCGTTGTACTCGGCCACTTTCCCCATCTCCTTCACGTCTACCATCCCACCGTGTGCGGGATGGTTCTCTACTACTATCGTGGCATATAACGTAGTCTGTGTCAAGCGGTAATCTGAAGATGATTACCACCTACGTTTGCTATCCTGCCACACATACGCACGCGCCTCACGAGCCTTCCCACACAGCACGTGCCACTCCTGGTACTCCGCGCAATCATCGTGGCACCCAGGCTTACGCTTCGGCGGCGCACACTCCCTGCACGGGCACTTGCTTTGCAATGCTGCTGGCACATGCCCAAACAATGGCTGACCACTCATTCGATGCTCCTAGACCGCATCCACACATCGACCAGACTTCTCGTCACCTTCGGCTCGAACAGCGTGCCTGCGTCATCACGCCTATCGAGTTCGTCCAGCAGGTCACAATACGCGGTCTCCTCCTCCAAGAACTGCTGCGGGGTCATACGGGCTACGTTGTCAAACGCCTGCTCAGCCGCCATGACCGCACCATCGCCGTTGCACATGCCCACGAACCCTGCAGCGTCAGCAAGCTCTGCCGCCCACATGTGCTCGGCATTACGCTCCAACATCGCGATGGCGTTGCGGATGTGGGCATCAGTCATATCCGCAATCGCTATCTCAGTCCCGTCCCGCATCGTCCACATCAGCATCATCATCACCATCCTTACCATCCTTACCGAATGTCGCTGACCTCACTCAGCAATCGCGTGTCCCGCACCTCGGTGCGCTGCCGCTCACTGTCCGTACGGGAAATGTCAGACACGTACCCAGGCATGAACTCACCTGTCTCTACCTCCTCAGTGCCGAGCGTCTTTGACACCCGACGACGACTTGAGAGCAGGTCATCGACCTCCGATGCCCTTCGCATGTCGTCCGCGACCTTCGCCGCCTTCTTGGGCTGCTCTGCAACAACGGGCACCCTTGGGTCCCGCCGAACCGACTGCAACGTCATGGCCTCGACCATCGAACTCTCGACAGCACTCAACCTACGCGCAAGCACGTCTGCTGACTCAGCAATGCCAAGACACTGTGCCCCACCATCGACGCGCACCACTCGGTCTACGCCACCCGCGTCGAAGAGCAGATGCGTAGCACCGTTGTACTCAAACGCACCCTTGAACGTGCTGCCTGCAAGACGTACGGTCAGTTCCGCATCCGTCCTCTTCATGCTCACCACTCCCTCTTGTCCAGCTGCCGCAGCAACTCGTCTGCATGTGCAACCAACGCGTCGTTGGCAGCACCACGTGCCTCAGCACGCACGCGTCGTACGAATGCCTCCATCAACGGAGCCAGCCGCACTGCCTTCACGTTGTGGCTACTCGTATTCCCATACACCCAACCTACGTACGAGAGCGGTGTCCCGACCAGCGTCAGGAACTCACCACCCTCCTCGGGGTCCATGTCGTCCACCGACTTGAACCGCCCATCAGCGCAGAGGAACATCGTGTCGAGGACCTCCAGTCGCCCCTCCATCATGAAGTACCATCCACTTCAATCAGGCTGGCCTCACGCCCGCGCCAGCCGCACTCCAGGCAGTACCACGGATACGTACCGTCCACCTGCGGGTCATCCATCGACTGGGACAACTTCGCGTCTCCCGCGTAACACTCGGGACAGTGGTACCCTTCGTCGTCAGGTCCACCAACAGGCACAGCAAGCCCAGCTACTACCGCTTCCGTGGCCGTCAGATTCAAGTGGTCATGCTCCACACCAGCGGGTTGTACGCAGCGGGCAACAGGCACGCCATCCATGAACAGTACCTGCCCGCACCGCTGGTCAAGGACCTCGTCCAGGTACACCTGGAGCGTGTCCCAGCTTTGCCCAAGCCCACAGTCCTTACCAGCCTCCATGCCATACAACACTGCTTCCGCTTCCTCATCGGTCACGTTGGCAAGCGTCCGAACATCGTCGGGCAACCACATGATTTGCGTGCATGGCGTGTTCAGGTCGTACCGCAGCAGAGCCTGAATCACCCCACCAATCGTGTGCATGCTCTTGTACGGCCCTTCTTTGAGCATGCGATGCGCGACATACTCTTCCGCATCTTCCTCACGCCCGAAGTATGCAATCGCCCCTCCACGTTCCTCATCAATGACCGCTACCCAGCCCTCGATACCCAGCTGGTCAGTGTCGGTCACAGGCGTGTCCACCCAGAACCGTGGCTCTTCCATCACTTCACCTCCCTATCGCGCTTCCTTACCTCAGCGGCCAAGCACGTCATGAACGTGAGCAACCTCATACTTGCACCTCGATACCGAAGTGCTCAGCCAATGCTCGGCAGCACTCACGTAGCTCCGACCCTACACCGAGCATCGGGGCGTAGCTCACTCCGAGTTCCCTGCACGCCCACGCAGCCAGGACGTTCGCTTCGATTCCCTCTGCGTACGGAACCCCACGGAGACCCTCCCCGCCCTTGCTTCTCGGCTTCGTGAATGCCATCCACAACTCATCAACGAGCCAAGTCATTGCCACACGCTTGTACGGGGGCTTGACCCAGTCCCAGTTCTCCTTCATCCACTTGCGGAACTCGTGCAAGTCGAGGTACCCATCTGGCTTGTTCAGGGTCAACCCCTTGAACATCCAACGAGTATCGACCTCTACCTTTACTTGAGGCTCACTCTTGATGCCAAGCCCCCTGGCTACAGCAACAGCGAACTGCTTGCTGACGTATGCGTGGTCTGCCCCGCGCAACCTCTCGATTGCCTCTGCCTCTGATGCGAACACCAACTTGCTCATCAGTCCACCGCCCCAATCGCACTGAAGCTGACAACCTGGGGCGATTCATACGCCAGGAACCATGGGCGGTCCTTCGGCTTCGTCCCAGTCTCGTACAGCTTCAACTGCCGATGCTCAGGACGGTCGCGCCACGTGTACGGGTTCCCGCGCCAGTCCTGCCCTCGATGCGTGTTGCCATGCCGCACAACTCCACGCACGACATGTCCAACACTCGGTATGCGCATGCCTTCGGTGACGTGGTGCCGTGCTTCACGGTCACGCTGACGATGCTTCAACACGTAGTCCTTCTCGGCTCTCTTCACGTCCAACGTGAACGAGAACTCTGCAGGTACGAAGAACCACTCACCCTGACGAAGCACTTCAAGACCTGCGGCCTCCGCCTGCTTGACCTCGTCGGGCTTCATCAGTTCGTATGCCGCAGCGACCGTCTTGGGCTTTCCGTACTTCTTCATCTGGGCTGGACTCAACCTGGTCAGGAAGAACAACCGACCATTCGTACCAGACTCGTCCAGCCCTGACAGCCAGTACTGCCCCTTGTACGTGAACAGCACTGCGCCGAGAACGTGCTCATAGATGGTCTGCCCTGTCTTCTCGCTGACTCGTCCAGTGTCAATCCACTGGTCGTTCTGCCAGTCGAGCAGCTTCAGTTCCCGCACGACACGCAGAGCACCCCGACCGTTCACGTCCAGATTCGCCAGCGCACTGAACGGAATCTCAACCCGCTCCCTGTTCGGAATCGCACCAAACAACTGCGACTGGTGCGAGGACGTTGTCACGCTGTACTTGTCCCCGTTGCAGACATACAACCCGTTCGGGAGCCGCACCGCCATCGGGAAGTGCGACCCGTAGCTGTAAATCACATCCCCATCGAAGTACACGTTCCCCGCACGCCCGTACTCCGACGACCGATTGACGTACGCCGTGATGCACTCACTGATGCTTCCGTACACCCTCCGTGCCACTACCATCACCCACCTCTCATGTCCTGTCCGATACAGCGTGCATGTAGTTTCCTACTACTATCGTGGCATATAACAAGGTCTGTGTCAAGTACCTACCCAAGCAGCTTACCCAGGCGGTACTCCAGAATCGACACGCGCATTGCTAACATATCGAGAGCAGCATCTCCTGCCTCATCTGGGTCCTTCACGCCATCGGGATACGTCACTACCGACACGAGCACATGCGCCTCCAGCGCATCTATCAGTCCCTTCACGCCGAGCTTCCCGCTGGGGTCGTTGTCCAGAAGGCAGACGACCTCCTCGGCATGCTCCTTCAACAGCTCGACCTGGTGGTCACTCGCAGACGCACCGAGTATCGAAACCACCAGGAACTCGTCGTCCAGACCAACCGCAGCGAGCCGTGCATTCAACGTGATGCAGTCCATCGGCCCCTCGACTACGACTAGCCGACGCTGATGCTCCTGGTGCCACAGCCCGTACAGGTACTGTGACTTCCTGAACTTCGGTGGAGCATTCTTGTACTTCGGTTCCCCACGAACCTCCATCTCTGCTGCCTGCAATGTCGTACGCCCAACTATGCCGCGCAGCTCTAACCGCTTCCCATCTCGCTCGAACACGGGGAACAGTGCCCGCTTGTGCATGTGGCTCTCTGTCCTCGGGTCCACATGGTCTTCCACATAGCCAAGGCTCCACTGCTCGGCCATCGCTTCGGTGATGCCCCTGCTCGCGAAGTACGGGTGCCAGACATTCAGGCACTTCCGAAGGTCCTCACCGACCACCACGTCAGCGAGCACTTCCTTATGCTCGACCACCTGGTCATCAGACTCCGCAAGCAGCACGTAGTCGGTCACCTCTTGCACATCCTCTGGCGACCATAGCCCTGCATCGACCGCTAGCGGAGCGAACCGCCGCACGAGTTGCAGCATCCCGCCCTTGAACCCGCATGAGAAGCAGTTCACGCCACTGATACCACGTGCCTCCTTGACCCCGAACGATGGGTTCTTGTCAGTGCCACCAGCATGTGTCCACGGTGCCAACGGGCACGCACACCGAATCCACTCGCCAGACATCTGGGCATGCTCGACACCCATGCGCTGCAGGACGTACGTGATGCTCTCTCGATTCACTGCTTCACCCGCTCCCGCATAGGCAAATCACTGTGCCTCCCTCGGGTCATCAGACCAGCACTCACGCTCATCTGACAACTTGAACCGCAGGTCCTTCAGTCGCTCCTTCGGGCACTTCTGCTGGTGACCCGCGCGCACACATCCGTCACACGTGTAGTTCTTCTTCGCCTTCGCGGTCGATGCTTTGAACACCTTCTTCGCAGCCATCACCACGTCACCCACATTCTGAACTCGTCTGCGAGGTCATAGAACTCTGCTAGTCTGCCATCGACCAACTCCGTGACCCCACCGACGTACTCCCACTCGGTCATGACAACCTCTGGCTTGGTACGTACCACCTCGGCCTCGCCATCCAGCATACCGAGCAGGTCCTCGAACTTCGTGTACGCGCCGTAGCACTCGTGCGCATCTTCCTCATGCTCGGTCAGTGCCATAGCCTCACGGCAGCACACCTCCAGCTGGTCGAGAACACGCGCACTACCCTCGAACCCAAGGCCATCCGCCGCGTCTATGGCCTTCCGAAGCGCCGAACCCTCCTTCAACTTGTACTTCCAGGGCCGTCCCACCATCACCCCTCCTGTCCTTCATCGAGGGCGAAGAACGTGGCATTCGAGGACCAGAACGCCAGGTTCTTGTACCTGTCGGCAACCAGCGCTACCGTGAACCCATCGTCGGTCTCGAAACGGTCAACGACGTACACGACGTCATCCCCGTCCGTGAGCAGGAACTGCCCCAGCGAGACACCATCCGTGTCCACTACAGGAAGCCTGTCCGTGTCTTTCGGCACACGCTTCCAGTCCCTGCTCTCGGGGATTGCATACTCCTGCACCATGAACCCGCGTACCTTACGCATCGTCACCCATCTCCTTCTCGTCTGAGACACCCACACGGATTGCGTAGTCCTTCTGGGCCATCCCTGCCTCCAGGTTCTCCATGACCTGCTCAGGCGTGCTTCCGAAGTCATCTGGGTGCGCAAGGCAAGAGCAATGCTTGCAACACTCCCCACCGCACTTGGCGCACACATCGTGGTCGAAGAACTCGACTATCTTCTCGGTCGTTGCGTCAGCCATGACGTGCCTCCGTGACCGCATCCCGCGCAGCCTCCATCAGGTTCCCCAACTCCATCAGTACGATGTCCAGTGCCGCAGCCTCACGCCGTGCACCCTCAAGTACGGACATCCTGTACTCGGTGTACGCACGTGCCGCACGGTCTGTAGCGGCCTCAAGCAAATCAACAGCACCGCCAACGAACGAATCACAGTCAGGTACCGACACCAGGTCAACACCCGCAGCCCTGGTCCTACACGTCGTGGACTTGCATCGTGTGCAGTCAGCCATGGCAATCACACCTTCCCGTTCGCTATGCGGGTAAGCTGACCAGCGTACTTGAGCAGAGCCTTGCGACCAGCAGCCAACTGCTTCTCCGACAGGTTCCGACCCTGCAGTACCTGGCGTGCCAGCGACGACAAGAACGGTGCATCCACGCCGTTGAACCCAACACCGTTGTCCACGCGGGTCTCACCTGCTACCTTCTCTTCCTCCGTCTGCAGTCGGTATATCGCGACGATGCCCTTGCGTACTGCCTCATCGTTGCGAACCAGCAGGCCCTTGACCTCGGTCTTGGTCCACACACGGACCTCTTCCTTGACCTCCATCTCGTATACCCCACTGCCACCACACCAGGAGCAGTCACCACTGTCGCTGCAGGTCGGGCACCCCGAACCACCACACGCGGTGCAGTGGCCCGAACCGCCGCAGGTCTCGCATCGAATCTCGACTGTGTCCTTCTTGGTCCCCATCGTTTCTCATCTCCATCCCATCGTGGACAGGGTAGTTCTCTACTATCATCGTGACATATAACGAGTTCTGTGTCAAGCGATGGAGCAAAGAAATCTTACTGATGAGTAACATCCTGCAGATACAACAAAGGCGGGCCAGTGGCCCACCCTGAATCAATCCATACGACCGAGCATCAGTAGACGATACGGGCCTCCGTGTCATCCGCGTCCAGCAGGCGGTCGTCATCCGACGCATCGAGTTCTTCGAAGTTCATACGATGCAGGTCCCAGTTCAGCGTGAAGTCCTTCGGCTCTCCTTCCCGAATCTTGAGCATCCTGACCCGCATCTCGTTGTTCGCACGCATATCCTGCGTTCGGAACAGGCCAAGCACAACGTCGGCATCCTGGCCGATGCTATCACTGAAACCCAGGTTCGCCAGCGTCACCTTATCCATGCGCAACTCGTCCGTCAGGCGGTTGAACTGTGTCGTAGCAACAACTGGTATCCGCTTCTGCTTACCAAGCCGCTTCAGTGCCCGACTCACATTCGATACGGTCGCATACTGGTCTGAGCCACGAACCTCGTCACGCATCAGATACATGCCGTCCACCAGGAGCAGGTCAGGGTTGTACTGGTCAATCTTGGCCGACACTGCCGAGATGGTCTGCACATCTTCCGTCACGACCATATCGACCGACATCGAATCAAGACCCTCGAAGTAGCGTTCCTCCAGTGCGTCGGGTAGCAGCCCAGCACGCAGCTCCTTGTATGGCAACTGGAAGTGCACTGCATCGAAACGCTGCATTATCTGCGTGTCTGACATCTCGTTCGATATGAACAGCACACGCAGCCCCGTCCGCGCAGCAAACTCAGCAAACACGGTGAGCATGAACGTCTTACCGACGGCAGGTCGAGAGACGATTGCCACGAAATCCCCAGGGTGCAGACCCATCGTAGCCTCGTTCAGCACCTGCCATGGGGTCGAATGACCGTCCATGCCCTTCGCATCCTTCAAGCGCAGGTACCGCTCCTTGCGGCTTCCAGTGCTAGCACCTACCGACACGTCACGCGTCGGCCTTGCATCCAGGGCAAGCTGTGCCACCCCGCTTTGCAACTTCTCCAGCCCAGCAAATGGGTCGCGCGTGATTACCTCCGCGCTTGCCATGAGCAGCTTCGACCCATTCAACCGCACGTAGTTCTCAGACAACTTGTCCACGTAGAACTCGACTGGCTCCTTTGCCAGCTGGAACCGCATGCCAGGGAACTGCTCTTCTACGAGTTCAAGCGACGGCACCTTCGAGTACTGCCCGTAGAAATCGGACACGAACTGAAAGCACTGCCTGCATTCCTCATCTTGGAACAACCCAGCAGAAACACGTCTGTCCATCACGCTATGCCACTCACCACTGAGCAGTATGCGCGAAAGCACCGCTTTCTCAGCGTGCACCTAGACCTCCTCTCTCATAGCAGTGCCTGCAGTTCCCGCGCACGCGCCTCACGGAAGTCGTGGCCTGTGACCTCAATCGGAATCATGCTCTCCTTGAGCAGCGCGGCAAAGTCGGACGAGTACAACTTCTTCAGGTCCCTCGGGTGCACGTTGCCCGTCATGACCGTCGTCTGCTTGCGCTGCACTCGCCCGCGCAGCATCGTCTCGACCAGGTTCTCTACATACCCGCTCGACGTGCGGTACTCCTTGCCGATGTCATCGAGCACAAGCAGGTCAACAGTATCCGCTCGGTTCCATACGGACTGCCCCTCCTCGAACTCTTCCTTGTTCATCAGGCGAGTCTTCAGGCGACCAGACTCCTCGAAGAACACCGTGTGCCCGTAACGGAGTGCCTCCTTGACGATGAGTGCGGCAAGGCTCGTCTTACCCGTGCTGTTCTCACTTGACCACAGGTACAGACCGACACCCTGCGACAGCATGTGCGGCAGCGTCTCCAGGTACCGCTCCACCTTCGGCTTGTACGCCAGGTCAGGTACAGCATCCAGGGACGCATCCCAGAACAACTCTGGCAGGTTCGCCCGCCGCACATCACCGAACGTCAACTTGCGCTTCGTCAACACTTCCGCACCTCCCTCCATCAGACACCCCACGGACTGGCACTGTCTGCACCGACCTCAACGACCCCAGCATGCTCCTGCAGGTACCCTCGGAACCCGAAGAACATACCGATGGTCGGTACACCTGTCAGCTTGCACTCACGACGCATCACAGCCCAGTTCCTGAACATCCACTCCACCCACGAGACCACAGTCTCGTACCCGTGGTGCTCGACCAGCTTCTTCATCAGTGCACGGTCTTTCGCCAGTTCAATAGGTGCCACGCCGCCGAACGTCTCCGTGAACAACTCACTGAACCGCGCCAGTGCCGTGTTCGCGTTCTTCTGAGGCTCCTTACGCCTCTTGGTACTGCCACGCCGTTCTCGCGCTGCTATGGACCGCTCAGTGGCCGCAGCGACCGCCTCTTCCACCGACACCGCAGGAGGATTGGTGCTCCGTTTCGTAGGTCGCTCCAAAGCCCCTACGCGCGGTGAGGTCGCGGGGTGCGCGACATCTCTAGTCTCTGCCGTAATCTCTGCGTTAGTCTCTGGTCTTGTTCGTGTCAGATTGACACGATTGTCGTGCCAAGTTGACACGATAGACGTGTCAGATTGACACGGTGGGGTGCTCAGATTGACTGCACACTCCACCGTGTCAACTTGGACTGTGGCTTGCTCATTCTGCACACTCTCAGACAGTACTCCACTTGCAACTACCTCTGCGAGACGTTCACGGTCGATGCTGTACCACTTCGTGTTGTCGTACCCGTGCTTGTTGTACTTGTCGGTGGTCAGCAACACACCAGCCTTTTCGAGGGTACCGACAATCCGTTTGAGCGTACTCACACTCCAAAACGGAAAGCTCTCCTCCTGCCACGCCTCAAACGAGTTGAACGTCCAGTACCTACCATCCCGCAGGTTGCGCCCATGCTTCTTGTTCGTGTGCAACCAGTACTGAACCTGCTGCAGGAACAGTGCCTGATTCAAGCCGAGTGCCACCGCAAGTCTCGACTGCACCATCAGCATCGGCTCATCCAGCAACAGGACATCTCCCTCATCATTCATGCGCTTCACCACCCAGCGCATACCACAAGGCTCGGTCACGCGGGTCACTATCCTCCGACTCGACCGCCACCAGGTACCCCAACTCGACCAACTTGGTGAGCCTTCGCCGCACCGTTGCAACACTCCACCAAGGCATCCTGCTCTGAATCTCAGCCACTGTGAGCCGCACGAAGCCATTGCTATCCACGCGCTCACTTACTCCACGCACGCGTTCCGAGTGCAGTAGCTCTCGTAGCATCGCTAGCAGTACCGCACTGTCAACACCAAGGTCCTGCAACCAGTCCCTCGGTATCAGTACGGGTGGGCCAAGCCTATCCAGGCAGGCACCCTGCATCACGCTACCACCGCGTCTCTGACCACTACTTGCTCTATCTCACCGTGCTCCCCGAACTTCTCTACCAGAAGCCCTCGATTCTTGAGCACCCTGACGAGTTCGACGCGAATCAGGTTCGAACTACTTCGGTTCTCCAGCTGGGCGAGCATATCAAGTGCCTCCCGCTCAGCCTCCGACATGTACACCGAAACGACAGGTCCTCGTGCGTTCGCCTTCTTGTCCTGTTCTGACATCGCGCCCTCCCATGTACAGTGTGGTGTTCTTCTATCATTGTACTGGATTGGCGGCGCAGAAGACAAGGTCCAAAATGCACGATACAGTACCCTACTTTCTTCCAGCAGCAAGCGTGGACGACTGCTCAAGTCCATCATCAACCATGCGGGGCAGTGCCTCGTTCCTGTCGTGCAGAAGCTCACGGTCACTCATCGTCGTATCACCCTCTCGGCGAGAAGCGGCGCGTTCCTCACCCTCTCGGCGAAAAGCGGCGCAACCTTGCGCTGCCATCCCTCGCGTGCCTGTCCTCCGTGCCCAAAGTCGGCAGACCCGCCGCACCACCTAAGCGCGTCAAGTAGCGCGTCACGCTCGGCAAGGAGTTGCTGGTACGCTTCCCGCAGCAGCGCATAGGCACGGTGCTTGTCATCGTAAGCGTCCTTGACGGTACTGAGGTCGGCTTCCAGGCGTTCGATATTGGCGGTGAGGCCAATACCCTCGTCGTTGTGGCGTGATGTGAATCCGTCAGCGCACTCCGACATGTCATCGCCGTGAATCTGACCGCAGAACGGGCAGGGTGTCTCACTCATGGTCGGCCTCCTCGTCAACATCGAACTCAAGGCTGTCGGCTAGCTCCTGCTCGTATAGAGCATCACGGTTACCGAACTCCTCCCGGCACTCTGGGCACACGCCATCAGAGTCAAGCCGGTCATCATCTTCGAGGCAGTAGATGCAGTGACTCACAGTCCACGCTCCTTTCGGTAGGCGGCGCGGCTATCAAGCGCGTCGTCGAGCTTCCGTATAAGCGACTTCTCGATGAACAGATAGTCGCTATCCTCATCCATGAACTCGATTACGTTGTCGTCCAGCGGGACGCCATTCGTCACTTCGTCCGCTACGTCCGCTGCCGCCTCACACACGGCTTCCATGAGGGAGAGTTCTTCGAGCGCAGAAGCGAAGTCGTCACGCATCTCCTCGAAGTCGCGACCATGAACCGCAGCAGTGTAGCCGTGCCGCGCGTAGTTCGTGGAGATGAGATGCCACTTCTCGATGATGTCTCGGATACTCATCGGTTCACCTCCACGTAACAACTCGTCTATGCGGTCACTCATCCTCCCACCACTTCTTCCCGTAGACCCAGCCCTCGCGGAACGCGACGGCAGACATCATCCACAGCGCACGCGCCCACTTGCCCATCAGGAAGCACGGGTTCATACCGTATCGGTCCTCGGTCGGCCTCTTCTCGGGGATACCGAACGCACGCGCCACGCCATTCGCTGCAACGGTGACAGCATGCAGTGCATCCGCCAGTGGTCTCGGTGCCTCCTCGAACTTGATAGGCTCCAACTCATCCTCGTTGATGCCTGACGCGTCCCTGCCACGTGCAGCATTCTCGAACGGGTTACCTCTGCTCATCAGTCCTCCTCAGCTCTACAAGCATCGCTTGCTTCTCGTCTTCCAGTACCTGCAGGTCGATGCCGAAGAACTCGGCAAGCAAGTCCTGCACACTGGGGTGCGCGGGGTACAGGCATTCACCTATGACCTCATCCTCACCCCACACCGCAAGACTGAGGCCCTTCTCGTCGTTCAGCCATTCGAGGAACTCTCCGATGGCCTGACTCTTCTCTTGCACCTTTTCCAGCTTCTCGTGCTCAGGGTACTCGTTCATCGTGCCTCCCATCTGTCGTAACTCACCTTTGACCCATGCTCCCTCTGGTCTCTCTTCCGCTGGATGAACGCATCACATGCCGTCGAGGAGCGGGGTACGAAACGGCACCTATTGCAGCGCGTGCACACCGAGCAAAGCTGGTGCGCCTGCCGCTGTGCATTCGTGAACGCCATGGCTAGAACAACCCATCCAACTCGTTGGCGATTCGAAGCTGCGCCTGCTCATGGTCCATCGTGTTGTCCCGCGTCATGTACAGCAGGTGCGCCAACTCATGCACCAGCGTCCCCCAGACGCGCAGCAGCACGCGATAGTCATGTGCCGTGACTGTCGGATACTCGGGGTCCTGCGCACGATACTCAGGGAACTTGACCTGCTTGCGGTCGATGTACACACGCTTCAACTGGTAGTCGGTCATCCCAAGAATCGTGTCGTCTCGCTTCAGCACCTCACCAGTCTCCTGGTCGGTCTCCTCCTGCCGCAAGTTCGCCAAGCGAATCGTGCCTGCTGGCATGTCGAAGTGCTCTTCGACCCGACGCATCAGGAACAAGAACCTCTGCTCCTTCTGGCTACGTGGCTCGTCCTTCTCCGCGATGTACTGCGCTACGACACGGTCTTCAAGCGCCGTGACGAGCGGCACCCCGAAGTGCTGCATGGACTTCACATACAGCTGGTTCGGCGCGTACACAACCGTGAATCCCAGGTACTCCGCCCTGCGCACAGCCTTCTCATACTTCTCGATGTCCCTCGATGGCACGTAGGCGAGCTTCCTGACCTTACTGACCAGTTCACCAAGCAGACCCTTCGGTCGTTCAGCACGGTCTCCCAAGCCCATCTTCCCGATGCCCGCAAGCAGCCCAAGCAGCGCAGCATCAAACTTCACACCTGCATCCTTGGCGCTCCCCTCCGCCCGTTCGAACAAGGACTTCGACACACTCAGCAGGTCCGCGTAGTCCGTGACCTTCAGGTACGCGTCGATTGCATCCGCCATGGCATCGAGTTCCTCGTCCGTGGCTGTCTTGATGAACTGCTGGAACACCCCGCGTGTCGCGTCTTTCAGCGACTCCGCAAGTGCCGTCTTCTTCGCGTCGTAGATGAACTCCTTACGGTCAGGTGCTTTCAGGGTCGCGCAGCCCTTCTTGATGGCCACGTTGCCGCTGATGCCCTGCACATAGTCGGAGCGCACGGGACGGCCTTCGTAGAACCACTGGACGTAACTTCCGTACCCCTTGGTCGGTACGATGCAACCCTCCAACAACTTGGTGTCCACGCGGAACTCACCAGGCTCATTCGGATGGAACAGGTCAACCTGCTCTACTTCCGTGCCGTTCAGAACGGTGTCGAACTGCATCGTGCGCGCAAGCAGTTCTACCTCCTCACGGAGTTCCCACACATCGTCCTCGACCTTCTTGCCTGAGACCTGGACGACCATCCCCTGCACGTGTTCCAGCCCTTCAGTGACTTCGACACGCATGTCCTGCGTCCGAATCATCTCCAGCACGTCGATGGTCAACGACCAATCGCAGCTGCGGACAGCCAGCCTGTCAGCCAACAGGAACACACTGAAGAACCCCTCCCCGAACGCCTCGTCCTCGTTCCCCCATGCGGACGTGTTCTTCTCGAACAACGACTGCGGGTCGGGGCATCCGACTCCATCGTCTGTGACCGTCATCGAGTCACCGATGATACGCACGTCAACCGACGTAGCACCCGCACGCTGACAGTTCTGCAGCAACTCATCCACAACGGTCGCCGTATCCTTGTACACGACACCCTTTCGAATCTTCATGATGTCGCCTGCGATGTTCGACCTGACTTCAACAGTTCGCATCTACGTTCCCACCTCTTCCCATCTCATTCGCGTCTGGAAAGTACCTTACTATCATCGTGACGTATAACGTTGTCTATGTCAAGTACGGCACAGTGCTATACAGTCACACTCTTGCCCATGAGCGCGTACTCATGCAGGCCGAGCATCCTGGCCGCGTCCTTCGCGGTGGACATCGCCTGGTCTAGGCTCGTCGTACGCTTCCCGAACTCGTGACCATCGAGCACCACGCACACGATGTACAGACCATCGTGCTTCGTGTCGTTCACCGTCACCCGCATCTGCTTCTTCATACCTTTCTCACACCCTTCATCATCGACTCAAATAGGACCCACAGAACCCGCTCGAACCAGGTCATGGACAACCGACCTCCTCTTCGACAACCACGACACACCGTCGTGCTTTCAAGTTCTCCGCGCCATCCCAGCGGCTCAACATGAACCATACGGTCTTGCTGAAGTGCTCTTCGGTCGTGGTGACAACCTCGACAATCCGACCACGGGCCTCGATTGCCACGCCGACATACGTTTCGGCCACCCCAACCACCTCTCAGTCCAACTCACTGCACGTATGCGGGTACGTCTTACTCCCAAGCGTGCACCCGTCTTTGCTGCCTGTGCTGTACACACAACCAACTTCGTTGCAGTTCGTGCTCTTATCCCCCCTGTCGGCATCCACCAGGACGACCCCACAGTCCATGCACTCGATTGCGACGTTCTCGGGGTCATCCCGTCGCCCATACGCGACACACTCCAACGCGTGCCCGACGTGTCCACGGATGTCGTCATACATCGTCTTGTTCGAACTCAGGTCAATAGCCATCACACGACCCCTATCCAGTCCGCGAGCACTACTGTCAACTGACAGAACCAGCGGACCCAGAGCGGGAACGTAGCAGCTATTACGAGTCCAGCAATCGTGACACCCACCTCTGCTCTATCCCTCATCGCTCACAACCTCCGAGTTCCTCGTAGACCATGTACGCCAACTCCAACTCTGTGAACGGCTTCTCGACCCACATACCGCCCGACTCGACCATGCGAGCGACGATACGGTTAGCCCGCTCCCAGAGCGGGTCACCATCGAGAATCACGACAACGATGTACTCGGCGTCGTAGACACTGTCAGCATCCACGACCTGCCAGTCCCCATTCGGCAACCTAGTCGCCTCGGTGAGGACCTGCCCGTCGTCTGTGACGATAGTCTTCGTCGTAGCCACTTACTCCACCCTCTCCAGCACAGCAATCTGGTCAAGGTCACAGTCACAGAACGACTCCTGCCCACCACAGAACGGACACCGAGACTGGTCACAGCCGAGGTGGTGCATCTTACCCGCACGAGCATTGCAGTCGGGACACTTCTCTCCGATGGACCCGTCGTACGGGATGCGGTCGCGCATCTCCTTGTCGTTGCCTATCTCCAGTGCACGGCAGGCACTGAACGGCTCCATGTGCAGACCACACTCACACTTCGCCCAGCGCTTCGTATCGGCCATCTCCGCCATCTCAGTACACCTCCTCGTTCCGCACGCGCACGACCAGCATGCCCTCTGCAACGCTCTTGGCAATCGAGAGCGCCAGTTCACGCATCTCGTCACCTGACCCAGTCCCCAACTCATAGGTCGGATGCTGCACCCCGAAGCAGTCGGTGTGCGCGGGCACGACCACCGTGTAGAACCGAGCGGGTGTTGCTACAACGTAGACCACACAGGCTGCTCCATCACCTTCGGCCTTGAACTCCTGGAGCAGTGTCTCCTTGCCGTGCTCCAGGCGACCGATTCCCTCTTCGTCGTACATGAACTCGAAGCCATCCATGACTATTCCGCCCCAGTCTCATACTCGGCAGACTCATCGTACTCTTCGTCGTCCTCTTGCCAATCACAGTCCTCGTCCTCGTCGTCTTCCATGAACTCGACGGTGACCGACTTGACCCGCCTACCTTCGTACTCGACATAGACGGGGTACACGCCGTCACCCCAACCACTGCTCACTGCGATGCCAGTGGCAACCTTCTGGCCTGGTTCGAACGGGTACACGGTGTTCCTGGCGGGGTCATCCTCAGCCCGCTCTGCATCCATCCTCTCCAGCGTGTCGCAGAACGAACCATCCTTGCCGTACCACGCCTGATTCCATGACTCGACCTTCGACCGCTCTTCGTCAGAGTCACCGACCTTGCCAATCACGTAGCACGGGTCCCCTACCCACATAAGCCCCGCGTCCACAGCCACGCGCCCTACGCACACTCTCTTGCCCATCTCAGTCCTCCATCTCGTCGTCTGTCCCGAACTCCTGCTCGCGGCACTCATCAAGCAAGTTGCCAAGGCGAAGCAAGTTCACGTCCGCCTCGTCCACGATGCCTTCATCAACGAAGAAGTCGATAACCTCTGAGAGCATCCCACGTGCTGCACGGTACTCATCGAGCGACAGGTCCGCCTCCCGCGTAGCCAGCGCTTCGATGCAGTCGCTCATGTCACCTCGGGTGTTCTCGAACCTGCAGTAGCTCATGTTGCTCATCGTGCACACACCCCCATCTCTGACTTCCGTGCCATCATGACCGCGCCGATGTGGTAGCAGACGTGCTTACCCGTCTGGTGCAGGCTGGACTTGCGCCAGTGGCTGCCTGCGGGGCACGTGCAGGACTTCGCCCGACCGTGGTCGTGCAGCTTGACGATGTACGTGTCGCCACGACCATCTACCTGGTACTCAAGCTCTCCTAGCTTGTGCACCTTGCCGTCCGCAACCAGCCGCTGTGCCTTCTTGACCTGCTCTGCTGACATGCTCATCGAATCCACATCTCCTTCTCGTCTAACCCTGCAGGGCCTCGCGGTAGAACCGCGCGTACGTGTAGGGACGGTGCAGTACGTGCTTGTCATACACGAACCAGAATCCGAAGGCGAGAAGCTCCTTCAGTGTCCGCTCCATGTTCCCCATCTCTACCACCCTTTCCCATCTCAAATCCGCGTCTGGGTAGTTCTCTACTATCATCGTGACATATAACGAGTTCTGTGTCAAGCAATGTAGCAAAGAAATCTTACTGATGAGCAAGATATTTCTGGACAGCAGAAAGCCCCCACCGAAGCAGGGGCTTTCCGTCCTCAAGCCGACACAGGCTTTGGCGACCTATTCATTCAGAATCTGCGGAGCAGTCACGTCTCTCCAGCCGAGTAGCTTGTCCAACCATGCGCTCGTGATTCCGAACGAACGGAAAATGCGGTATGCAACCTGTGTTACGCCTACGACAGCGGCGAGGAACATCGTCAGGGATGCAGGTTCCAGCGGAATCCCCTGGACGAATGCTGCTACGACACCAATGGCAAGTGAGCCGACGATGGCTGACCATCCCTTCGCTGTCGAAGACCAGTTCGACTTCGAGATAGTGGCAACCACGAACGGGACGGCAACAGCCAGAATCCACTCCCAGTTCTGGACCACCATATCCCATAGCGCCTTCAACCAGTCCATGACCTCCCCTTCCTACCCGAGAAGCAGGCGCTTCCAGGTGTTCTCGCCAACGACACCATCTGCCGCCAGCTTGTGGGCCTTCTGGAACGCAATGACCTTGTCGTACGTCTCGCGGTACGGCTTCAGGCCATAGTACCCGTCGTCCTTGGCACCGACGCAACGCTGCATGAACGCGACCATGTTCCCACGTGCGCCACGAACCAGCACCGCAGGCTTCCTGGTGACAGAGGCGGTACGCTCACCGTAGACACCGTCCACCTCAAGCAGCGCCCCTGTGTAGTCCCGCATACCCGCCTTGCGAGACCAGTACTGGAACTCCCTGACCCGTGCATTGGCCACGGGAGCAGGAGCAGGAGCAGGCGGTGCAACCACGGGCGGAGCCGCGTTCAGCGCGCCCCAGGTCTGGTCACCACAGATGCCATCGACTTCGAGCTTGCGCGCCGTCTGGAAGGCGATGACAGCCTTCTCAGTCTCGTCACCGAAGTCGCCATCCGCACCGAACTGCGGGAGCTTGAACCCGTGCACGAGGAGCCTCTCCTGCATCCGCTTCACAGCAGGTCCAGAATCGCCATTCTTGAGCAGCGGGGTCGTATCGGGGGTCGGAAGCGGTGCAGGCACATCTGCGTACGCAGGGCGACCGAAGCCAGCGACGTAGGTCATCGAGCGCTTGATACGCTTGACCCTGCTGTCCACGTTGCCCTCAATCGTGTAGAACGTGCCATCAGCGTTGACCGACTCCACGATGCCAACGTGCTGGATGCCCTTCCAGCGGCCTGTGCCAGTTCCCCAGGCGAAGAACACGTAGTCCCCAGCCCGTGGGGTCTCAAACCACTGACCACGGTCGTAGAACCACTTGCCCATGGTCGGCGTGTACGCCCGCTTCGCACCCATCAGTGCCGTGACAGCACCAAGGTCGAGTGCCATACAGGACTGGAAGATGGCACACCAGGCCACCCCGTTCATGCCGCACTGCACCCCGAACTCGGTCTTGTTGCTGCCGAGCGGGTTCTCAGCGATTCCGATGTGCTTGGCGGTGTGCGCGAGCAACTGGGCCTTCGTAGGAGCACCCATCACGCATCATCCTCCTTCACAGCATCAGGATTCACCCAGTTCGGGTCCTGAGAGACATCATCCTGCGGCCCATCTTCTGGCCGTGGCGTGTTGTCAGTCTGCTCAGGCACATCCTTCTTCCTACCAGGCATGTCTACACTCCTCTCTTCGGGTCATCCTCGCGTCTGTGGAACTTCGGGTTCACTATACCCAGGTGGGTCGTCACCTCCATGGTCACAATCCAGGCAAGCAATCCGGCATTCGTCAGCATGAGTGCGGCAAGCGCCAACTCTGGGTTCATCTGCGTCGGCTCGATGCCACACATCCACTGCTCGACACGGCCAAGCGCACGCACCCAACTCTCAAGCGAGGACGTTGCAGCGATAGCCAGCGTCCCCCATACAACAATACGTACCTTGCGCTCCAGATGGTTCTTGTACACGGCCCACACACAGCGGAGCGCCAGACCAGACAAGAGCAACGCCTTTATCACCAGCCCTACCGTGTACATTCGAGTAATCAACTCGATACTCATACCCTTCGTCCCTTCCCCGCCAGCTGGTCGAACACAGCGGTTGCATCCATGCGCAACTCCGTCGCCATACGCAACGACTCAGCAGCGCACGCGGCATAGTCCTTCTTCACTGGCTTGTCTGGTCTTTTGATGGCACCTAGAACGAAGTGCACAAGTACCCTTGCTACCGTTAGCCCAACTGCTGTGACGAGCGCATACTGGACGAGCACCAACACAATGGCACTCCAGTTAGCAGACTCGACAACACTCATCGTCTCCACCCCTCAAGTACCCCGACTATCTTGGCAAGCACGTTCGTGTGCTCCATCAGAGTCGCACTGACACTTGCCAAGCCCTTCAGTATCTCATCGTCCTCTTCTTTGTACGCCTGAACCAACTCCTTGTTCAAGGCTTTCACTTCCTTGAACAGGTAGGCAACAACCCCAGCGAGCACTACAACGACGAACCATGCAGTGTATGCGCCGCCACTCGCCAATGCCTGTGCTGTCTTCGCTGGGTCCATTACGCTGTCCTTCTCCAAACGTAGCATACGCGGTACGGCGGCAGGTTCTGGTTGTTCGTGTCTGCAACGCCTGCAGACTGCGTGTTCACGGGGGTACGCGTACTTGTGGCATAGTTCACATCTACTACGGCTGAGCCTGTCCTACTGGTACCATCATTCGGTTCACTGAGCATCTGCACGTGACTGCCCGTACCATTGTCTCCACTATTCAGTTGCTGCACGTGCGTGTGTGCCAGAAGTACAGCATCCTTCGAGCCACCCTGCTCGCCCACAGTGTCGAACTCAGTCTGCGTGGTGTCACGACCTACCAGGACACGACCAGCGAGTTCAACCCACGTCGTCCCTGGCCAGCGTGTGCCAGGTGGGGTCGTACCCTCAGTCATGAAGTAGTCACCGACAGCGTAAGGGCACGTGGCACCTATTACCCCCGTGACCACACGCGTCCCTCCGAGAAGCAGCACCAGCACCCTGTCACCATCAGAACACGGCACTGTTGAAGCCATCGCTGTCGGGTCCGTGTCCCCATCAAGTACGACCTCTACAAGCCCGTCAGTACGTGCTGGACTGGGCACTTCAACAGTGCCGAAACTCCACGAGTCACGAGGTGGTGCCTCACTCTTCATGATTGCGCTCTTGAGGATGTCGTTGACGTTCACCACTACCTCCAGATGCGTTTCGCCTCGGTGGTCACCAATGCAGATGGCACCAGCGCAATCTCCTGTGCTTGAATCGCACCTTCAAGGTCAACATTCCGACCGTCCCAACGCAGCCGCACCACATCGCTCGTCGTCACTGGTGCGTAGGCGTGCTGGACCTTCACAGTCTCCGTCGCAGCTGTAGCACTCTGCAACCGTGCACGCGCACGCCCATTCAGGTCATCCACATCCTCGGCATCGTTGACGGTCTCTGTCATCGTTATCGTACGTCCCCGTGACACCGTCGAGAACGGGGACGCAGGGTCATCGTTCGTGTAGGACCCAGCCAAGGTCGTATCGGCGTTGGAGCATACCAACACGCACTTGTTCGGCACCTTGAACGAGTCCGATGCAAGCTCAACAGACGGCAGGAAGATGCAGTTCTCCCCAGCTACAAACTCCCAGGACACCGCACGCTCATCTGGTGACTGGTACGGAGACATGACCACACGGCCCCATCCATCGACAAGGACCGACCAAAAGCCTGCGTACCCGAGCAAGTGGTTCACTATCTTCAGATACGTGGTGCCCGCGTCGAACGACACATCAGAGCCAAGAGTCTTCACTGACGGACTTGCAACGACAGGCAGTCCAAGAGCAGCGCATAGCGAAGCCGCTTCCGACACCGCGACCGTGCCAGCTGGAATCGTCAACGAGGTCTCAATCGTGTCCTGCTGTAGGGTCAGTAGTGCCGAATACAAGGTCAGTTCGCACGATTCCGTGGCGGCATTCAATGCCACGCTCTCAGCCACCGCGTGCATCGTAGCCAATGCAACGGCCTCGGTGTTGCCGTTGTCATCCTCAACCACGTAGTAGATGCGCACCAGGTCGTCACCAAGCGACAACGGCCCGATTGCAGGCAGTTTCCCCGCCTCCTTCAGGTCCGTGTACATGTTCCGTGTGATGCTGCCACCCGCCAGAATCGTCGTCAGTTCCTCAATCTCCAGACGGGTCGTGTAGTCCACACGGTAGTAGCGGTACACACCCTGGCGTGGAATCGTCCAGTCTATCGCCGTTACCTCGACTACCTTGTCCTCTTCGAAGATTGCGCGCATGCCGAAGTAGCCAGCAAGCGTTCCGCTCAGGAACACCAATGGTGTCAGTGACCCGCTGAACTCTCCGCTCCCATCCATCGACCCAACGAGCACCGAGTTCGGGAGCAATGAGCCTGCGAAGCTACCAGACCCAGCCACGGCTCCAGCAAGTGCTACGTTCGGAACCAGGGACCCACTGAAACTTCCAACCCCGTCCATCGAACCAGCCAGCGACACCGATGTGGACGTAGCGTACGTGATGTTCGACACCGTAGCATTCGACGTGTAGTCAGCCTGACTACCATCATTGCTCAGCGTGCGTACGAACGACCACTGCGCATTACTAAGCGACGTTCCGTTCAGTGCTGCCGTCTGCTGCGAGTACGTCCCTTTCACTACACTCTCTTGGATGGTTTTCATCGTGACTTTGACCGCGTCGGTGCTGACAAGCGAGGTCGGTGGGCACGTCCAGTACGTCGTTTTCGTACCTGCAGTATCGAAGGTAACGGTCAAACCAGCTACGTTACTGCCTACCAGCGTCCACGTTGAGCCAGACCCCTTGTAAACATCGAATACGTCCTCGCCATCCATCTGCTCAATCCAGATGGATGCACCAGAACATGCTACGACTACCGAGGTCGTTGCCATCGTTGGCTACCCTCCTGCTGGGTAGTACGGCTGGTCAGCGAAACGGTACTTCAGGGTCGGGTACTGCGTCATCGCAGTGTTCCACTTCGCTTGCGTGTTCAGCAATACGGTGTAGTCCTCCGACTCAAGCGGTGGTTCTGTACCGTCAGGATGCACGACCCGCAGCAACGCAACGGTCGGTATGCTGCTATCGTCACCCTCAATGTACTCCTTGTCGTACGCAGCCGTTATCTGGTGCGCACCGTACTTAGGACGGAGGCGCTGTGGGACCTGCGCAGTGGTCCCATCGCGTTTATCCAGTGTCCACATCTCCCATACCCACGAGTGCGTAGGACGAGTGGCTATGACCCGCTCCGTCCCGTCAGGAGACGTGAGCAGCCATACCTTCACGCCATACCATGCAACGGCCATCGTTCACCTCATCAGCTCAGTGTAGCGTCCAGGTCTCCCGCAGCGAATGTCGCGCTCGTCCCAGCGGCAATCGCACGTGCCACCGACAGCGAACCACTGCCAAGGAAGCTCCCACCACTCGCCAAGGTCCATATACCGAAGTGCGTGGCCTCGGCCCATGCTGTTCCGCCCGAGTTCGAGAACGTCGCAGTAGCAGAGTTCGAGGCAACACCACTTGATGCTGCGCCGAACGTGACAGCAGGCCGCGCGTACCCAGTTCCAGTCAGTTCGTTCGCCCCGTTATCCCCAGGGTCAGCCGTGTGCAGAGACACGTACCTTGCAGAGGGCCGTGACGGTGACGAACCACCGAGCAACCAGTCGAGCAGTGCATTCTCTGCCCAGTCACCAAGACTCATTTCTCCTCCTTCAGACTGTTACTCAACCACAGTACCTTCAAAGCCAAGGGTCCGCACTGCTGTGTGGTCATCACCCTCCTGCAGCGAGGTCCACTTCACATTCATACGCTGTCCATGGATGTCGCGCCAGACCGTCGCACGTCGCCATGCCTTCAACTGCCTGAACTTGACGATGTCCGAAACAGCAGTCGTCGCCACAGCAAAGGACACTTCGTGCGCTGTATGCTCGCCCGCGTAGACGACAGGCAGTTCACGACCAGCGAACGTCATCACCTCTGAATCATCCGATGCCTTGAGCGTACGCTTCGGGTTCCACTTCAACCGCAGCAGGTCTCCATCCCCATCACCGAAGTTCACTGCGAAGTACCCATTCGCCGTAGTCGTCACCGCAACGTCTGCATACGAGTACGCACCGTTCGCCGCAAAAGCAACGCAGCGGTACGTCACCGATTGGTTCAATCGAGGTACGTAGTCGATGAACGTGCTCGCATTCGTATACGGGTCCGCGAGCACCTCTGTCTCGACGGTGCCATCATCTGCTGTGTCCAGCCGCCATAGCGCGAGGTGGTCTGTCATCGGGAGTGCACCCAGCTCACCCTCGTACCCGACTACCTGCGCTGCAAGCATATCCACATCCCACGTCGCATACACTTCAGGTACGGTCGGTGCAACGTAGTCGGTCGAGAACGTCCGCACCACGGTCGCCTCGAATCCAGCAGCATTCCTGACCATCAGACTGACACTGAACGACGAGTCATTTGTCAGGTATTGCACAGGTATCGACTGCGCAGTACCAGAGGTCCCCGTCCACGTGTGGACGAGCAGACCGTCACGGTACAGAGCCAGTGCGAACGACGACTGTGGCAACGCATCTGTGTACGTCCATGCCACCACCAGCGGCACGTCGGTCACGACAGTAGCATCGACTGCTGGAGTCGTAATCGTCGCTTGCGGCTCGTCAGCCAGTGTCGTGGACTGCACGGCTGAGTACGGACCATAATCAGCATGCAGGCCCTTCGTACGCACCTTCGCGGTTATCACCTTGGCAGCAGCGTAGCCAGTAATCGGGATGTCGTAGTACGCCTGCGAGCCGCTCAGGGCATACGTCGTCTCCACGCCGTCCCGCGTGTACACGATGGTCGCTGCCGTCTGGCTGGAGCCATCGAGCGAGTTGTGCGTCCAGCTGACCCGCTTCGTCGTTCCCGTGTGCGAATACGCACTCCATGCTGCGACGGTCGGTGCAGCAGGTGCCTGTGTCGTGGTCACACTGTTCGACGTGGCCGACCATGCAGACACAAGCGTACTACGGGTGGCCTTGACGCGGTACGCGACAGTCCCGCTCGGTGCGGGGTCGTGGACTATCGTGGTGACACCTGCACCTGTCGTGCCAGTGCTGCTCCACGAGGCCCCGCCGTTCGTCGTGTGCTCCCACGTGAACCCAGTCTCCGTGTTCGAGTTGTCCGTGCAGGTCACGGACACCTGCGTATCCCCTGTCTTGGTCGCAACACAGTTCGTCGGGGCGGCAGGCGTGTTGTACGTGACCCCAGATTCGGACGAGTACGAACTGTACCCAGCCGAGTTCGATGCCCGCACACGGTACTTGTACGAGTGGTTGCTCGTCGTCGTCGTGTCGTTGTACGAGGTCGCACTCCCAGCAAGCGAGGCTACCTGTGAGTATGACCCGCCATCGGTGCTTCGCTCGACATACAGGTTCGTGTACGGGGCTGCTGTCGTCGCGTTGTTCGTCCACCCAATCGTGTTCGACACGTCACTGTTACGCGTGTTCGTCCCGATAGTCGGGGCAGTGGGCGCTGAGTACGGACGTGCAGGGAGCGTCAAGCCGACGGACACGCTAACGGTGTACGACGAGCCGATGTAGTCGATACCACTCACGGACGCAGCAGCCGAGACGTACGTCGTGCTACCGTAGGCTACCGCTACATTCTCAGTGTGCTCGGCCCAAACGGTAATCGTCGTGTAGTCGGCAGGAAACACGTACGACAGCGACCCAGAGTGTGACCCCGCCGTCCCGCTGATGCTTGAACTGTTCGACGTGTCACTGATGCGGTAGTAGCACTCCGCATACAGAATCTTGTGGACTGTCACATAGCCAGCAGCGGGGTCCCCCGTGTACCAGAAGTCCATGCCCAAACGCATCCGCTTGGTCGTGGTCGAGTTCGGTGACCATGCGCCCCAGGTAGCCATTACGTACTCCCAACCATCTGCTTTGCCATCTGCAGGCTCGCCAACAGGCCCTCGAAGTCCGCACTCGGCATCTTCGACGCATCGAGTACGATGTGGAACGTATCACCCACCACTGAACTGCTGGACACCCCACTGCTTGAACCACCAGGACCGAATGCTGCGCTAGCAAGTCCGATGTTCGGCTGTACGCTCAGGTCGCCCATCTGCCCAAAGATGCCCTTCATATCACCGAGCATCCCCGCAGACTCCGAGAGTATGCGGTCCATCGCCTCTTCGATATACGACGGCGAGTGGATACCAAGCCCGTCCTTGAACCCCTCCCAGATGCTCGACGCTACTGACTTCGCCTTATTGAACAAGGCGGTTCCCCACTCAGCTATCTTGTTTGCAACCGCAGTGCCGATGCCGACCATCTTGCCTGGGAGCGTCTCCACGAAGTTAACGAACCCATCGACAAGACTGGTGCCCGCCTCCTGTGCCTTCCCAGGAAGCTGGGACACCCAAGCAGCAATCTTGCTTATCGTTGCCTGCAGCCAGGTCCATACACGACCAGGCAGGTTCATGAAGAACGTCACCACTGCGTCAATGGCATTGCCCACCCAGGTCACTAGCGTATCGTGTGCATTCTTCGCCCAGGTCGTGATGTTCGTGATTGCGACTGTGAGCCATGTCGCAACCTTCGCGGGCAGTTCCATGAAGAATGTGACGACCGCGACAATACCATCAGCGATGGTCCGAATCATCCAGCCTATGCCATACCCAATCAGGTACGGAATCTGGACGGTGAACAGGTCAAGCAGAAACACCCCAACCTTTGCAGGCAGCTCGCTGAAGAACAGCACGACGTTCGCTATACCCGTGCTCACCCACGTAGTCACCTTAGTCCACATGTCAGCAAACCACTGCGGCACAGTCACCGTGAAGAACAGTCCAATCGAGTTCGTCAGTTCGGGGACCAACGACTTGAAGAACGTCACGATGCCCGTCCAGAACCCACCGAGCAATGCCTTCACAGTCTCCCACAGACCACTGAAGATGTTGACGATGCCAGTCTTGATGCCCTCCCACGCCTCAGCGACCATACTCCAGTCGCCAGTGAGCAGTCCCTTGACGAGTCCAACCACGCCCTTCACGACATTGGCAATCACCTCTACCAGACCAGCGAATACCTTGGCGAGCGGTGCCAGCGCACTCAGCACGCCATTCACTACGCCGATGAGGATGCCGAGTGCGACTACCAGCACACCGCCTATGAACTTGCCCAGGAACTCGAATACAGGCATGAGCGGCTCGACCGCGTCCTTCAGGGCATCCCACGCACTCTTCAGTTGTTCGACTACGGGTCCCATCTGTGTACCCATGGTCTCAACCGTCTTCTTGAACATGGCGATGACTGGTGCCATCCACTGTGCAACGACCTCAAACGCGGCCTTCACCTTGTCCCAGTTCTTCCAGACGACCACAGCCACAGCTGCAAGAGCCGCCAGCGCCAGGACCACCCACCCGATTGGGCCGAGGGCCGCACTTATCGAAGCGAGACCCGCGCCGAGTCCACCAGCCTGGAACGCAGCCACGACAGCGCCGATTGTCGGCCCTATCGCTGCCAGGGCCGTACCCACACCATTCACAAGCGTGATGACTGGCGCGACCGACTTCAGGAACGTACCGACAATGACAAGCAGCGGACCGAGAGCAGCAATGAACAGCAAGACTCCCACGATGGCCTTCTTCGTCCCATCGTCCAGTTCGATGAACCAGTCGAAGAACTTCTTCAACCACTCTGTTGCTTCACGGATGAACGGAGTCAGTTGGTCGGACAGTACGATGGCGGCAGTCTCTACAGACCCCTTGAACTCCTCCACCGCACCAGCGAGGTTGTCCATCATGGTCTTCGCCATGGCATCGCCAGCACCCTCGCTGTCATAGATGGCATCCGTGTAGTTCGCCAGGTACTCGGACCCCTTCCCAAGCAGGATGTTCAAACCACGGAGACTCTTCGTGTTCGCAATCTGAGACAGTGCCGCGTCCCGCTGCGCGTCCGACATGCCCGCAGTAGCCACTTCAAGGTCAGCCAGAATGTCCACGAACGGCCTTGTCTCACCAGCCGCATCGTACATGGCCACCTTGACTAGCTCTCCTGAAGCACTCAACACATCAAGTGTGCCACCAGCTTCGATGGCGGATGCCTTCAGGTCACGCATCATCGCTTCCATCAGGGTACCCGCACGTGTGCTGTCCTGCCCCGCGTCAGCAAACACAGCAAGGATGGCAGTCGTGTCTTCGAGCGTGTACCCCATCGCAGCCGCAGCTGGGGCCGCGTAGGACAGTGCCTCACCCATCGTGGTCACATCAAGAGCACCGATGGCCGCAGCCTTGGCGAACACATCGGCGTACCGTGTCGTCTGGTCAGCCGACTCACCGAAGGCGTTCATGGTCTTGGCCACTATCTCAGCAGCCACACTCAGTTCTGTGGACCCCGCAGCAGCAAGAGCAAGGGTGGCAGGGAGCGCAGACATCTGTTCTGACGCGGTGAAGCCCAGCTTGCCCAGCTCACCCATAGCCTCTGCAGCTTCGAGGGCCGAGAACTTCGTCTCCTTGCCCATCTCGATAGCCAGGTCACGCAGTTGCTGGAACTCCGCACCAGTCACGTCGGACACCGCACGGACGAGGGACATGGCCGCGTCGAACTCCATACCCGTCTTCACCGCAGCCGTACCGATGGCGACGATGGGTACCGTCAGGCCGAGTGTCATTGCCGTGCCGACCTTCTGAAGCGACCCACCGACCTGACTGATGCGCCCGATGTCACTTACAGCATCGTCGCTGAAGCCCTGCATCTTGAGTCGGGCCTCAGCGACATCAGCATTGAACTTATCGAGCATGAGACGAAGCTCGGCGTACAGCGTACCGAGAGAGCCTGCTGCAGTCGGCATGCCGTGCCTCCTCTCCTAGAGTAGCCAGGTGCTTGCGTCTTCCGCGCTCCTTATCGGCTTGCTACCCTTGTCCAGTTCTATCACATAAACGGCTGCTGCCGTGTCGAAGCAGTACGCTTCCCACGAGGACAGACCGTGTATCAGCGAGCTAGGTCTTACATTGAACAGGCGGGCAATCCCGACCAGTTCGGTCATCCTATCCGAGTCCCGAACGAAAGGACTCAAGGCTGTCGAGTCCCCCCATTGCAAACTTGAACAGGGCCATCTTCTGGTTCAGGGTGAGTGGGAGCAGCGCCTGAATCTCCGTGTACGAGGGCTGCACCAGTACATCCGCAGCGATGCCATCAAGAATCGGAAGCATCAGCTCGATGTTGTCACTGCCAGTCTCCTCCAGTGCCCTCTTCGCAGCGGTCTTCGAATCACTGGCCTCGCCATGGAACACCTCAGTTGCCGCTGCCTTCAGCGTGTTGGGCAGGGCATTCAGCTTGAGCATGTGCGGGGTCATGTCGATGGGTCGCACACGCACCCAGATGGTCTTGTGTGGCAACCAGTCGGGAATCTCGATGGGCGTACCCGCAGCCCTCTCCTGAAGCTCTGCGACGCTGATTACCTCAGCGGGCATCTTCTTGCCCTGCGGGGGATTGACTGGCAGCGGGTCGCCAGCAGGCTGGTAACCGCCGACAGGTGTCAGCGTGTGCTCGTCACTCATTGCAGTACCTCTCCTTCTGTGTACGGTCCTGTGACCTCGCGCTGGTACTCGACCAGCAGTCGGTCGAACTGTTTCTGCAGGGCTACCTTGCCTGCCCCTGGGCGGGCCTTGCCGAACCTGCTGCGCGTCTCCTGCAGCTTTGTCCGCAACTCGGCACCCTTGTCGGTGACACTCCCGACTGGGTACTTGTGGCCACACACGGGGCAGGCAAAGTACGTCCCTGTCCTATTTGCAACGAGGCGTTCCTCGACCAGCCGCACACCCTCCAGACTGAAGGTCACTCCACAGTTGTCGCAGTGAATCAGCTGAGCCATAGCAACTCCTCACATGTCCTATCAGCGAACGGAACCAGCCTGGTGCTACGTGACGGTGATGGTGACCGTGACGGTCGCATCGGTCGCGGGCATGACGAACGTGTACTCTTCGCCAAGCGTGACTGTAGTGGTCGAGACTGGCGTACCAGCAGCGTCCTCGACTGCGATGGACGTGAACGCTCCGCCATTCTCCAGGTTGTCGATGAGCACGGTGACAGTCGAGCCAGCGGAAACGATACCCGTGGGCGACGTTGCCAGCGTGAACGTACCACCAGCCTTGACCAGCGTGATGCTCGGCGGCAGACCCGTGACGAACTCACGGCGGTACGAAGCCGCACCAGTGGACGGATTCTCACGCGCCTTCAGCGAGAACTCAGGTGTCCCCCAGTCCTGGTCGCTGTGCTCGATACCGTTCATACGTCCGACGCAGTACGGGAACTTGTACTTCAGGTACGCTTCCCGACCACCCTCGGAGTTGAACGACTGCACATACAGTTCGGCCTGGAACGGGATAGCAGCTGTCTGGTCAGCGACCAGCGGAGCCTCCCACCCGATGATTTCAGCGCCATCGAGCACCAGGGAACCACCGAGAATCATCTCCAGCAACGCCGCGTCGAACTTCGCGTCGGTGAAGTCCACGTTCACACCCACGGTGACATCGTTCTCCGTCACCTGGACGAGCAGGTGGTCCCCGCCGCGCAGGTCACTGGTTTCGCCCTCAACGACTTCGGCCTCGATGGACGCTTCTTGCGCCGTGTCCACCCACAGCTTGGTCGGGGACGCAGGCATGCTGCCATCTGCGTTCAACTCAGTGATGAGGATACCCCGGCATCCACGCAGATAGCCCTTCTTGGTCTGACTTGCCATGACTACTCCTCCTCTCCAGAGGTCTCATCGGACACGGACTCGTCCGAGGTCTTGCTGTCCTTCACCGCAGGGGTCTTATCGACCTCCACGGACTTGCCCTGCTTGGGTGCACGAGTCAGCTTCTTCGGCTCTATGACACCCTCACGCGCTGCAACAGCCATGACTTCCTTCGGGAAGTCGTCAGGTACTGTCTTTCCTGCCTTGAAGCGGTACTCAGCACCCTCGTACCGCACGATTCGATTCTTCTGAGCCTTCATGCTCTAACCCTCCCTGACTCGTGCCGTGGTGAAGTCGATTCTGCGTGTAAGCGCTTCCCAGTCCTCGTCTTCGAAGTCACCACTGCTACCAGCATACCGCAGCGTGAACTTCTGTCCCAGACTGCTCGTCAACTCGATACCACCCAGCGCGTTCACGACCTCGCTGACGAGGGCATCACCTACGCCATGGCTCGTGATGTCCGTGTACACCCAGACCTCGACGGGCAGGTCGTAGCCATACTTCATGCTGCTACTCTTGGTCTCTCCGCCCATCTTGACGATAGCGAAGGGCTTCTGGACACTCGGCCCACCCATGTGTGGCTCGTATACACGAGTCCCAACCTCGGTCAGCCTGTTCAGCAGACGCTGTCGAATCGCAGAACGCATCGGCTACCACCTAGCTTCTCAGCCCGACACGCAGGGCATTCATGATGTCCGAACGACTGTCATCCAGGGTCGGCTTGAGAATCGCGAACCTACCAGCGTGACTGACCTCAAGGAACAGGCCGTAGTACACACCGTGGTGCAGACGAACGACCACTTCAGATGCGGATACGAGGGTCTCAGCGTGCAACAGCCGCCGCGCATCCCCCGTCCTGTCCGTCCAAGGTGCATTCGCCTTGGCCCTCTTCTCAATCATCGGCTCGATGACTGTCTTACACACAGCCGAAGCCTTGGCGACGCGCCCGACGTGCCAGCGCTCAAGCGCTGCCAGTACCTGCTGTGTCCCGTGCAGACCAGACATCAGCCCACCCTCTTCAGGACGAGCTGATACCCGTTGATGTCTGTGCCGACCATCAGCGGTCTTCCACTGACGACCTCGAATGAACCAAGACCAGCAGCCGTGAGCACATCTGTGACGAATGCACCCCACATGACGTTCGCGGTACTCGGTGCAAGTGCTCCCCAGGCAGACACATCACCCTTCGGAGACGCATTGTCGCCAGAACCTACACGCGAGGAGCTAGCAGATGCTGGGAACAGCAGGAACGTCTGCGGCGGGATGCTGGTCACCGTCTTCGCACGCGCACCATCAGCCTCTCGGTACTCCGTGCGCACAATCTCGACAACCGTCGGATTGGCTGCGATGGCTACGTCTACCGCATACTTCTGCTTCTGACTGATGCTCACGATTCGGCCCTCGGCATGACGATGACTTCAAGCTGCACAACAGGGTGCGCACCAAGAGCCTCACTCGTGCCGAGACCGCTGACCACCAGGTCTACCTCAGTGACGGAGCCAAGTGCGTCACGAATCAACTTCGCGTAGTTGACATCGGAACTCGACAGCACCGATTCAGCGGCTTGGTCGAACACATCCACCTCGGGGACGGGTAGTTGCATGCCCTTCGGAAGCGGACCACTGAAGATACCTTCATCACTCATCCTACTATCACCTGCCCGCCACCCAACCCGAGCTTCGAATACGCTTCCTTACGCAGGCGCTCGGCTTGTACCACAAGACGTGACGGGTCGAACGACACACTGCCGATGCCGATTGGCACGGACGTTATACCTCCGCCTACTGAGGCAGTCATGTCGGAGAGCACCGCAGCAAGAGCAAGACTTTCAGCAGCCTTGCTCATGCTAACGGGCAGGTCTAGCAGGGTGCGCAGTACAGATACCTTCAGAGCCATCTTGCCAGACGTGGTCGGTGTCGGCATGACGGTGACAGTACCAGCGTCCGCGTTGTACTCCCAGTCGAATCCGTACAGGTTCTGGAACTGCTCCCACATCTGCGCCTCGATGATGGCCAACGAGTGATTCATCGGGGCGGTCGCACCAGGCGAGTACGACTGGATGTAGGCCAGCTCCGACTCCGCGAGTCCACCAAGGTCAGGGAACACAACGTCGAGCACCTTGTACGTTCCAGTGGGGACCGTGTACACCGCCTGACCAGCCACCATGTCCATGACTACGTAGGACACCTTCGGCTTCAGGCGTGACATGTCGTCCAGTGCTGTGTCGATGGCTGAGTCCAGCAGCGTGGTCGTCACACCAGTCCCATTGCTGCCGAGCAGCACCACCAGCTTGTTCCTCAGAGTAGCTCGAACATCAGCCTCAGTGGGGTCCGCCATCGTTCACACCTCCAGTCCCGACTAGGACTTCTCCTGCACCACAGGCACCAGGAACCTGAACCGCGAGGCGTGCGCCTTGGTCAGCTTGATGGTCCCACCAGGGATGACCTCGCGCTTCGTGCCACGCTCATCGTAGAGCACCTGCAGTACGTCGGACTTGTTCTTGTACCGAACTTCACCAGCCATGCTTCTCTACCTCCCAGTCTGTGTACTGTTCACTGCCTTCATGACTACGCCAGGTAGTACGTCACAACCACGTCGATGTGCGTGGCGACGGTACCCGCGTTGCCCGTCTTGTCCAGCTTCACGCCCTCACCAGCGGTGAGCGCGACAGCCATCTTGGTCGAGACCGCGTTGGCAGTGTTCGCGTTCAGCCACGTGTCCTGCGTAGCAGTCGCCTGCGTGTTCGAGAGCACGACACCGCTCGACGTGGACTCGACAAGGCGGATGAGCGTGACGGCACCAAGCGCGCCACCAATGGCACGCATCTTGGCATCGGTCACGACAATCTGCCTGCCAGCCACACCAGGAACGATGACCTTCCCAGCGTTCAGTTCTGCGAGGGTCGCTCGAACGACCTTCGTTGCTGGTACACGCGTACCTGCTGAACGGTCGCCCAACTCTACATCCGCAGCAACGACCTTATCACGGTAGAACCGTCCCATCTGGACTCCTCTCTTGGAGCGGACTCGGCGTGGCACCCTTCACGCTGCAATCCGCCCCCGACTACTACAAACGGGTGCTGGTCTTACTTGCCCTGGCTCTAGGTCAGGGTGATGGTCGAGTACATGTCGGTGATGAGCGGCTTGCGTGCGTAGCGGCTCATGACCGAGCGGCGCGGGGTCATGTCGTTCGGGTCCATGAACACGGGAGTCGTGTACAGCGGGACGTACGGGGCGTAGACATAGCCCGTCTCGAACATGGACGCACCCTTGTGACCCATGAGAATCTTGTTCGCAGGGGCCATCGGGTCCTTGTACACCGTGAAGCGGTTCTTGATGACACCGAACTTCTCGATGCCCTGGCCCGCATTGCCCGACCAGTCACGCGGAACTTCCACGAAACCATCGAGCTTCTCGAAGCGAGCACACACGTCAGGGTCAGCCACGCAGAAGGTCGCGTTGCGGAACCGACGCTTGTAGATGAGCGTGTTCGCGTCGATGAGCGCCTCGAAGATGCTCATGTCCCACTCGCGCTGCGAACCGTCGTAGCCAGCGGGAATGGTCTTCGACCAGTTCACGTTGCCAGCCGACGCGATGGTGAACAGGTCGTTCACAATCTGACGGTCAATCTCGCGACGAATCTCGTCAGCGAGCACAGCGAGAAGCTCGGTCTCGGCGTTGACACCGTGGTACGCGAGCAGGTCCTGCTGCGACTCCAGGGTCCACTTGGCCTTGAGCTTCTTGGTCTCAGCGGTGACCGACTCGGAGGTCATGGTGAAGTCCAGCTCGGGGATGTTGTCCCCACCCTCGGTCGGAGTCGTGAGCGATGCGTCGGCGGTGATGACCGCACCAGCAGCAGGCGCGCCGCCAGCGGTGAAGTCGATGGCACCAGTCGTGTCGTTGATGCTGTAGTCGGTCGTCTCGACCTTGGCCACACCATCAACATAGATGGTCTGGCTGTTCGCCGCGATGGGGTACGTGCCAGTCGGCAGGTTGAACGTGACATCGTTGCCATCGCCAGTACCGACGTACACGCCACGGACGAGACCGCCAGCGTAGAACGGGTTGTACGTGCCCGCCTGAATCGAGTCCGCGATGCTCGTCCCCGCCGAGGTACCACGAATCGTGGTGCCATAGACGAAGTCGAGGAAGAACACCAGCGCCGTCGGCATGGTCATTGGCTGAACCGAGACCAGCTCCTGGGCGATGAGGTTCGGGAACACACGGCGGATGAGCGGGAATCCGAAGGTCGTGAACGCCTGCACGTCGGACGTATCGGATGCCTCCGACAGGACCTGACGAGCAGCGTTCTCGAACATGGTCTCCAGCTGAAGCCGCTTGTAGTCGTCCAGACCCTCGGTCAGGTTCGCCCAACGGCCACGCCGCTGCTTGTCCTCGACCAGGAAGGACGGCTCCTGCTTGGTCATCATCTCTCTGAGGTCCATTTGCTGCTTCCCTCCTTCAGGGACTAGATGCCTGCGAGCGCCCGCTGGCGCTGCTCGGCCTCGGTCAGTGCCTTGCCCTTGTTCTGTCCGTCCTCGTCCTCATCGAGAACCGTGCCCTCGCCCGCAGGCGGCTTGGTGTCCTCGACCAGCGAAGCGATGAACTCTGCCTCGCGCTTGAACGCCTCTTCGACCGCCTCGACCGACGTGCAGTCAACAAGGCGGGTGCGGAGCTTGTCCGCGAAGCGATGACCCTCGACAAGCTCGTCCACCTTGGCGGCGACGGCTTCTGCGATGGCCTGACGCTCTACCTCAGCCTCAGCCTTTGCCGCAGCCTCGGTGAGCGCCTGGTTCTGGGTCTGAAGCGACTCGACCTGTGCCACAAGGCCCTCGTTCTCCTTGCGCAGGTCCGCGTCAAGCTCCTCGACCGACTTGGCCTCGGGGAGCATGGGCTTCAGGGCCTCGATGATGGCCTCGATGATGGCCTTCGGTCCCTTGACCTCGTCCGACTCCATGACAAGGCTCTTCGCCTCGGCCATGAACTCTTCCTTCTTCTCCTCGATTGCCTGGGAGACCTTCAGCTCGAACTCCTTCTGCTGGTCTTCCGTGGACTCCTTGAGCGTGTCCTCAATCTCCTTACGGAGCGCTTCGACAAGCTCGGGGTGGTCCTTCTTCAGGGTGTCCAGGTCCATGTCCTCACTACCTCCTTCGATGTGCTCGAAGCTCGCTACGGTACCGAACTCGTTCGACTGCTCAAGTACACAGTCGATGCCCTTCATCTCGTAGTCGGGCTGTACTTCATACACTGTACCATCAGGATAGTCCACAGGCCGCAACGACCCGTAGCCGCGCGTGGAAATCCCGACTCCGACCCCTGCACGAAGAAGCATCGCGAGACGCTCCCCATCGGGTGTCGGCAGGACATGCCCCTCGAAGAGCATGTCGTCACCCTCCATCCAGAGGGCCGTGAACTTGACCGCCGCTCTGCTGAGCGTCCCCTTGTCGGGCGGGTGGTCCAGCTCACCCAAGAGCTTGCCCTTGGCGATGTCACTCTGTGCCTTCTCCACGACCTTGGCCAACACCGAGGTCGGGTACAGCCTGCCGTTCTGGTTCACGTGCCCGCCCTTGCTGGCGGTACCACGGATGGTCAACAGCTTGTACAGGTCCTCCTCGGACGCTTCGACAAGCTGCAGAGCCTCGAACAGCGGCTGTTCGATGAGTGCTGTACTCTTACTGGTTCCCATTGGCTACATCTTCACCTCCTCGGGCATCTCTTGGCCTACATGCTCCAGCACACGTGTACCGATGGCGTGCCACACGTAGACCTCCCGACTGAACGGGTCCAACCACGTAGGCAGCGACTTACTTGCCTCAGCGAACCTGTCGTTCTCATGCAGCTCCTCGTGGAGCCGATGCTCGGACGGTTCATACCGCTCCAGCATCCTCAACTTGGCCAACGCTGACAACATCTCATCCAGCTTGTTCCAGTCGAGCACGGCGACAGACTCTTCGCCATCGTAATCCATGTCCAGTCCGCTAGCAGAACTCGGGTCACCCCCTTTGCTCGGAGCCATATCCTTCGGTTTCAGCAGCAACGCGAGGGAAGTTGCTGTTACGAAAGCGAGTCCCAACTTACGCGCCGCGTCTGGACTGACCCTTCTGATTTCGAGGTCCATCTTCGTCGGTGGGACGTACCGCACACGAAGCGAGCACTGGCAGTGGCTCAGACACGCTGTCCCGCCAGCCCTCGGGGTCGTCGGAAGCTCATCAGGCGTGTACGGGCTGTTTATCGCCAGGTCGATGCAGTCCCCGCAACTCTCCGCCGCCGACAACTCCCAGTAGATGAGGGTCCCCTCCGACGGGTACGCGTCTATCCTGCCCGCGTCGAACATCCCGTCCATCGAATCGACGTACATGGATGCTCGGTCTCGATACGACATCGACCCTTTGCCCTGGACGATGTCACGGGCGAACTTGTCAAGGAACCGATACTCTGCACGTCTTGCTCTCGCGAGCCACGCCAGGTCCTCTGCGGGGAGCTTGAACGCCCCCATCCCACCCGCGTCGGTTCCAAGTCTATACGCCCTCTCATACCCCGCTCGAAGGAGCGCCTGTGCTTTACTCAGAAACCCCTTCTCCGTGAGGGTACCACCCTGCAGCGCAACAACCAAGTCCTGCAGCTGACTGTTCAATCCTTTCTTGTACGCTACCCACGCTGCACGGGCCTTGTCGTACTCGGCCTTCGGTGATAGCGGACGCATCCCCTTCGTGTATGCAGCCACGACCTGTTTCTCAGCGGAGACCTGCGCACGACTGCCACGGCTCTTCGGGTTCACCCTCGAACCAAGCGGGTCGAACCGCTTCTGTCCAAGCACCTTCTTGACGTACTCAGGGTCAAGGTCATCCACGGTCTTCTCGACCAGGACCTCGTACCAGTGTGCTCCGACCTTCATGTACATGTGCTGTCCTCTCAGAACTTCGTGACGTGCACCGCGATGTAGCCCTCGTTCGGGGCCGAGAACACCTTGCCGAACTGGTCCGTGAACTTGAACCGTCCTCTGAAATCCCCCGCGATGTCCGTATCCCCATCCTGCCACTCGTAGTACACCTTGCCATCCGACGTGAGACCGTCGATGACAGCTGGCTGGTCGTCAACGATGACAGCACCGAGGTCGGTGACCATCGAGAACGTGACAGTCAATCCCGCCAGGTTCACGGGCGTGTTCGTGTACTCGTGGTACACGGTCACACGAATCGGGTCCTTCGTGTCCCCCTGCCCTATGAAGAACTCACTGTTCAGCACTCGACATCGACCTCCTTACGGCTTTCATCCACGTCAGTGCGCTTGAGGCCAGAGACCACAGCGAGTCCGACGAGCCACCTGTACGTGTTCGGCAGGATGAACCTCATGCTTGCCAACCCGTGCGCGACCGCCTGAAGCGTCCTGTGCACGACCGTGGCACCCTTGCTTGCTGTGCCAGTCCCGACCACACCGAGTGCCCGTGACGTTTGCGCATTCTTGGACACGACCGTACTCGAAACGATACCCAGCAGCCGCGTCATGCTCCGCTGAGCCACACCGACGACCGCTGCTGATGCAATCCTAACAGTACGGAAGGTCTTTCGGGCAACAGACAACTGCGCTGCGGTTACGACTCCGACTGTCCGTCTCGTCTGCTTCGTGACTGACGGTGTTCCCGTTCCCGTACGGGACACGAGCCGCCTGGTATGCTTCGTTACCGAGGGGACCGCAGCCGCCACCTTGCTTCTGGTCGTGGTCATCTGGAACTGTACGCTCGGTCGATACTCGATTCCATTCAGGAGGTCAGTCGTCAGTGCAGTCGTTGCCAGCTGAGCATCAGAGAGCGCTTTGTCATAGACAACGAGTCGTTCTATCGGCCCGTGGAAGTGGTACACACCACCATCGTAGCTGCCTACACGTGCGGACACCCCCACAACATCCGACAGATACGTGTTCACTGAGCCTGTACTCACCGAGCCATTCAAGTACCCGTAGGCGGGTGAACCTGCCGTCCACTTACCTGCGAGCACCCACGGTGACGGGTTTGCGAGAATCTTGTACCCAGATGCTGCTACGTTGCCAGCGCCGTAATACACGATTCGTGTACCACCGCCAGCGTACGCATACGTAGTCTGAAGTCCGACGAAGTTGCTTGAGTCTTTTCTCCACATCAGAACGTAGTTCGCTGTTGGCATGACTCCCGCACCAACAACACCCATCATCGTACCCGTGGACGGGGTCCACCCCGTAGTCGGTATCGTTACGTTGTCAGCAGCCCTAGCCACAGCCGCAGTCGTCGTCGGAATGTACGAAGTCGAGAACGCACCCTTCTCCAGCTGGGCTGCCGACACGACGACATCAGTAACATCTCCAGTGTTGAAGTTGGTCAGCACCACAGCTACCAGGACATAGGACGTTCCTGCTGGCAGACTTGCATACGCCTGCGAGAACAGCGTTGGCGTTGCAGTCACAGCGAGCGTGTTTCCGTTCACAACACCCAGCTGGACAGCTGTGCTGCTGAACGCACGCAACTGGAGCAGCGCAGACGCACCCGCTATCGTGCCACCAATATACGCGGAGAACGTTGCTGTCTCCCCCGCCGCGAAGGTGCCTACTGCACTGGACTGAGACAATCCAATCTGGTACCCAGACCCCGTCAGCAACCTAATCGACTGCCCGTTACGGTACACGCCCTCGACCAGGGCCTGTGCGTACGTACCAGTCCCCGCGTTGTGCATGACACTCCAGCTGTCAGCACGCCCATCCCCGTTGCTGTCCACATCGAACCAGCTATGCAACAGGTAGTTCGTTCTGGCCTCTTCAGGAATCGCTGCGTAGCCAATCCCACCGCTCTTGTACGCAGACCACGGGTTCACGGCCAGCTTCCCAGCGGGGACATCGTGAATCCGCCCCGTTGCTGGGTCGTATATCGTCTTCGGGGTCGTCCTCGTAATCGTGCACGTCTGCCCCGTGACGAGGTCTACGTAGTCGCCACAGTGGTCCCCCGTCTGACGGACGACCCAGTCGGCTACAGGAGCATATGGTGCTGGGCTACCCACGGTCCTCTGCCTTCGGTGGCTTCGGTGCCTTCAACTTCCTACGGTTCTGGCCCTTGTACAAGGACTTGAACACCTTGTCGATGTACGCGGAGTCGGTATCGCTCTTGGCCTTCTTGGGCAGGCTATCAGGAACCTTCTTAGGCATAGTCCTCCACCCCCACAAACGGATACAACTCAGCCATCTGGACTCGTGCCGCTTCCATCGCCTCTTCTAGCGGTGCGAGGAGCAGTGCCCTCTGCGTGGGCCACATCGGGTCATCGTTCACCACGAGGTCCTGCAGAATCGTGTGCTCCTGGCACTCCACCGAGACCAGGCACATGTTCGCAGGCGCAGGCGGGTACACACTGCCCTCTCCTTGCACGACCTCGACCTTGTCGAACGGTGCAATCGGAGTGCAGTCAGGCCCCTCCTGCGGCGAGGCGAACTCTGCAAGGAACACGTATCTGCGCATCTTCTATCCTCTCGGCATGAACTTGACGGACGAGACCACACCAACGCTCTTCTCGTACACGATACTCGCATTCCCGTTCAACAGGTCGGTGGTCATGTCAACGGCTGCGAGTTGCTCGTCGGTGAGCGCGGTGTCGTAGACGGTAGCACGTGCTACAGGACCACCAAGCGGAACAAACGACATAGAGCCACCGCCCAAAGACGCTGATATCGCCATAGGTGGCATAGACGCAAGTGAAGCTGCTGAGTCGGCGCGCGCACCATCCGCAAAGACAGAGACAGGGGCACCCACCTGGAACCGTCCTACTGCTACACAGGCACCAGCCTTCGCTATTGCGGCTATGTACCCCACCCCGCCCACCTGGGCACCCGCAGACACCGCGCTAGCACTACGTGACACCCGCAGACGGTTGTCTGTATTGTACGACGGTTCAAGCAGGTTCCCATAGAAAGTGCCTGGTCTAGTCCCATCAGAGACTACCAGCAAGGTCATACCAGTACCATTCGACCACCCAGCGGTCGGAACTAGCACTCTATCCAGGTCTCTTGTAGCTGTAACCGTCGTCGTCGGAATGTACGAAGTAGCACCTGGATATTGTGCGCTGCTCTTTTCGAGCTGGCAAGCGTCGAAGGCTAAGTCATACGTGTCGCCCGTGTCGATACCACTGAGCTTCAGCATGAACAATACATGCGAGGTGTTCGCTGGCAGGCTTGCGTAAGCCAGCGAGAACCGTGACCACCCAACGGTAGGCACCACAGCCACCTGTGCTCCGCCGAGGTACGAACCTCCAGAGTTCCATGCGATGAGATGCAGTTCTGCGGTACAACCTACCCGTGAACCTTTCAGCCACATCGTACCCATCGCAGTTTCAGCTGCTGCGAACGTGCCAGCAGCCGTCGTCTGTTGGAACTGGAGTGTCGCGGCAGACGCAGCAGCAACTCCGTCGTACACAATGCGTTGCGCCGTGCTCCCGTACACACCAGCAACAATGCTCCGCGTGACTGGGGACACGCCAGACCACACCCAGCCAGTCCACATGTTGCTAGCGTTCGCTGCCCCGTAGCTGTTCGTCAGGTAGTTGGTGCGTGCTTCCTCGATGACTGCTGCGTAGCCCACGCCGCCCGTCTGGTACGCACTCCACGGGTTCACCGCCAACGAGCCAGCGGGAACGTCATGAATCAGACCATCTGTCGGGTCGTAGATGGTCTTCGGGGTCGTTCGTGTGACGGTGGCATCCCCGCCACCGACCTGGTTCACGAACGTACCGTAGTGGTCTCCTCGCGGCTGGACCACCCAGTCCGCTACGGGGCTGTTCGGTGCCACGCCCATCGTGGGCTACGCCTGTTCGTGCAGAGTCGTGAACTGGATGCTGTCACCGTTGACCGTGTTGATGGGGTCGAAGACGTGCCGCTGGAGCAGCGTACCATTCGAGGCCGTGTCGAAGATGCCCAGCTCCGTGATTGCCAGAGCGGACGTGAACGAGAACAGCGCCACCATCTGGAGCTTGTCCTCGGTCGGCTGCGTGTCTGTGGTCGCTACCCGTGCGGGGCATCCCGTCGTGTTACCGAGGGCGGTGTCGGTCTTGGCTGCAGCGGTCGTCCCGATTCCTACTCCTGCGTACCACGTGACGGTATCCATCAGGTCGATGACCTTGGCCTCGCCTGCTGACGTATAGGCATCACTCGTTGGCATTGCTCCTCCTTAGAGCCATCGCCACCTTGTGCACAAAGCGGCTGAGCGGATTCCTCTTCTTCAGGACCCCCAAGTCCGTGACGCTTCCATCTGCATGGATGACCTTTGCCATCACCACGGTCTTGGGCTTTGCCTTCACTTCGAACGCCATGTCAGGTCCTCTCCGCTACTCAGCCTACGCGCTTTCCTCTTCATACCAGAGCAGCGAGTACGCAATCTTGTTCTCAGCACCCGCCGTGTTGTCCAGCTTCATGACGTAGTCCTTGCCAGGGTCGAGCACCCACTCCTCAGCCTGGTCCACAGCGCCACCGATTCTCGTGGCACCCTGCCCGCCACCAGGGACGATGACCGAATCGAGGTCAATCGTTGTCGCACCGAACGTGGCATCCACGCAGGTACGTACCTGGACGCTGCTGTCGTCGCCCTCCACACCCGCGACGAAGCGGTTCCTGTTGCGAGGCTCGACTGCGGTCTCAGTGCCAGTGACCGTCGCCTCCTCGTACAGGGTCACGATTGCCTGACCAGTCGCCTGGACACCTATGGGCTTGAGGTGCACGTACACTGGAGACGTGCCGCCACTCAGCGACTGGACCGCCTTGGCATTTACCACACCAAGACCAGTGCCCTCTACCGTGACACTGACCATGCCCATCGAGACCAAGTCCACTTCGACCGCAGCCTTCACGTCATTGGCAGTCGAGACGATAGCTCCACCATCAGACCCACCAGCGAGCGAAGTCTCTGCCAGAGCCATCAGCAGTCCAGTGCCGTCAGAGGCTACAACGAGAGCAGCCGCAGCGGGAGTCGCAGCGATTCCTACCGCGACATCCTCCTTCGTGGACGTGATGACAGTCGAGGCGTTCGTGGCGAGGTTCACCGTGACTTTCTGCCCAACCACCGCGACCGAGAACGCCTGGTTCGGTACCGCAGCCGCGAGCACGACACTCACCGCGTTGCCAAGCACACCGACGGGCACTGCCGTGAACAGCATGCCAGCCGCATCCAGGGTCGCGGGCACATCAGGTGCCGTCTCCAGCGAGACCGTGATGGCCTCCCCGCTAACTGACACCGCAATCGGGGACCCGCTCACACCTGGGTCAACATGCGTAACCGTCAGGTCGTTTCCTTCTGGCCCCGCCTCAACCGCTTCGTAGGTCAGGTCAGCGTTGGCGTTGGTCATGTCCACGACCGTACTGGCCTTCACACCAGTCCGACCAGGAGCGGTGACCCTCACCGATGCGTCCTTGCCGTTCGCCACAGTCAGGACACCAGCCTGCGTGAACGCAATCCCCTCGTGAATCAGCGCGTGGTCAGTCGTGATTACGGGGAAACCACTCGTGACCCTCTCGCGCAGGAACGGTCCGAAGACCCCCGTGCTGTCCCGCCCTGCAATGTGCGCAGTCATCTTGCCCTCCCTTACTTCGTCCAGTTGCTACCTATGCGTCAGTACCTTACCTGTCCTGCCCTCATACGCCCACTCTGTCAACTCATCGAGTGCTCTCAGGTCACTCTTGAGCTTGTTCCTCAGAATCCGAATCTCACGCCGTGACAATGACTCCGCAGTCCCTGCCGCGCCATCAGGCTCGGGCTGGACGATGGTGCTGGTCTTGACCCCACCCTGCGGTGCCGTGCCAGTGTCCCCTTCAGGACCAGGCTCGGTCGCTCCCGTCTTCGGTGCCTTCGCACCAGGCTTGGCTGGGTCATCTGGCTTGAGCGCATCGGGAGTCCGTGCGTTCGCCAGACGGTTGTCCAGGCTCTCTGGGTCCTCCAGCGCGTCCAGCATCTCCTCGATGTCCTCGTCGGTCATGTCGAGCAGGTTCTTGTACACCCAGACCGTGCTGACAGCGAGGTCGTTCTTGTACGCCTTCGCCACGTTCGTCTTGACGAGCTTCAGTTGCCACTCACGCAGTTCATCCACCGTGGACAGGACTGGGAGCCGAATCGAGTACTCATTCACTGCAGGGTCGATTCCCCGCGACAGCAAGACAAGGTCGAAGAGCTTCCGCAACTCCCGCCCAAGGCTCTGCTGGACACGCCGAATCGTCCTGGCGAACTGCACATCCAGTTCGGTGATGACCGCCCGTGCCTTCGTGTCACCCTCGAAGCCCATCCAGGCTCTCGGGACCTTCAGGCCAGCGAAGAGCTTCTTGCTGAAGTACTCGACATCCGCCAACTGACCGAGGTTCGACGCACCCTGCAGGACCTTCACATCCGAACCGCCACCCTCACGTACAGGCAAGAAGATGTCCTCCTCGACTGACAGCGGGTTGTACTTCATGTCCATCTGGCCCGTCACAGGGTCGATGGTCCGCTTCTTCTTGAGCGTCCCCTTGACCTCGTTCAGGTAGTCCACGGTCGGCTGGCCAGGTTCGATGCCCGTCACGTCGATACGGAACCCGAACCGCTGCTGGGCACGGGTCAGACGGGCGATGACCATGCTGTCCTCAATCATGGCCAGTTGCTTGAACACCTTGCGAATCGGGTACAGGAGCGAACCATCCACCCCGTACTTGGACTCGCGGTCCTTCATCATGCGGAAGTGCAGTATCTGCCACTCCCTGAACTTGGCCTTCTCTTCACCCGTCGAGTCCGCCTGGACGAACGGGAACTCAGGGTCGGGCCGTCCCCACTGGTCTTGCTTGACCCGAATCCCCTCGGGGTCCAGGTGCTTCAGGCGGTGTACCTCGCCATCGGGGTACGCGACGACCTCTTCGAAGCAGTCCCCGTACTTGACCATCTCACGGGCGATGCTCCACAGGTCCGCGTCGAGGTCGAGCCGTTCGACCATCTCATCCAGCACCTCGATGACCTTCTCCGAGTCGGAGACGATTTCGATGATGCTATCCTCATCCCGCTCGCCACTCGTGGCGTTGTCAGCATAGATGTCAAGCGCCGAGGCAATCTCCACCGACTCAGTATCCATGCGGGCATACTCTTCGTACTTGCCCTTGCGCTTACCCTCAAGGGCCACCTCATCACTGTACCAGTCCCACGCACCAGTGCTCTGCTGTGCGCCATTCTCCCCGCTCTTCCGCGTCTCGATGGACGAGTCGGTGTCAGGTACAGGCTCTCCAGCTGGACTCCTGCGGAACAGGTCGGTGAGCCGCTGGACTATCTCTTCGCGCAACGTAGCCAAGGACCTCGCCTCCCTTCTCGCACAGTCTACTACCTACGTGACTATCTCGGGAACTCTCGGTTCCACTTCCCCCATCGTGGGCACCGCTGACGACTGTCGTGGCGTGGACATGTCGCCGTACGACGGAGGCGGAGCGGGGGACCTGATGCCGTCCTTGACGCAGCCGTAGCATACGCAAGCGACCGCATCTGCCACGTCCTTCGAACCGTTCGCAGGGTGGTCCACCCTTCCCGTCTTCTCGTTCTTCTCCAGTCGGATGGTCTCCTCGAACAGCTTGTCGTACTGGTACGTGATGAACCTGTCCTCGTAGAGCGCATCCTTGTACGCAGCATACACCTCAAGGTTCGTGTCCGCCGACAGGTGCGACGAGTCGATTCCTACCCGCTTGAACGCCTGCATCGAGTCACGGGACTGGAACGAGTCGAACGTGACGCTTCGAATCGGGTACCCGTAGCTCCGCAGCTCCAGTACGAGCGACCGCACGTCAGCGAACTCAATCTCGCCGTTCTGCGGTGGGTTCACCCTGAGCATGAACTCAATCACGACGATGGGCATACGCGTCGTGTACTGCTCCCCCGCCTCGTTCCGTCTGACCACCTCACGGTACCCACGGACGTAACCCATCGCGATACCCGTGCTGTCCCCCGTGACCGAGAGGTCAGCATGGACGAAGCGGGGCTTGCTCTTCAGGAACGCAAGCTCGTCCTTGGCTGCTGCCAGTTCCACGTCCCCCAGTGTGCCACTCGCAATCTGCTGCTTGAGCCTCGGGATGGCGAGCTTCTCCAGTACGAACGAGCCGCCATCCTTCAGCGTGGACTCCGTCTTCGAGAACGGGTGCACCAGACCCAACTCGGTCTCGCCCCGCGCCAGCGCCTCCGCCACCTTGTGTCGGTAGCGGATGTACGGGCGAATCGTGAGCGTAGGCCGACCAGCCAGGTCTCGAATCGCAGCGTCGATGTCAGCCTCGAAGTCACGCTCGAACTCCTCGGGCACATCCAACAGGGGCAGGCCCTTGTCCTCCGCCGCCTTCAGCTCCTCGGGGCCGTGTATCACCCGTGGCTGTTCCGTGCCGTCTCCGAGGCTTATCCAGAACCGCTTCCCAGTCCATCTGTCCTCGGGGAACGTGTCCCACTGGCTGTACCGACGCACGAAGACCGTCGGGTCATCCTCAGCCTCCTTGATGCGGCGCTCGGTGAAGTCCTCGGGGTACCGACTAGACGAAATCTGCAGCAGGATGCCAGGGAGCTTGCCCTTCTTCATGAATCGGGACTTCATCCGTCGAATCAGAGACTTGTGCAGGGTCTCCGCCTGGTCGAACCGACCCGTCCCACCCCGAGACGAGTTCGACTTCTCCACGATGCTCATGAAGTTCACTTCGTCCATGACCCCGCCGAAGACGTTGTACCCGATGACACCACTGTCGCTCGGCGTTGCGGGGAACAGCCAGATGTTGTTCGGGAACCTCAGTTCGTTCATCCACGGCCCGTACGGGAACTTCTCCACGAAGTACGGGGCAGCGTGCAGCTTGTTCTTGACCCCCTGGAAGACAATCTTCTCGGCGTTGGTCCGCGTCACACCGACGTTCAGCAGGACGATGACCGACCCACGCATCAGTCCGTACACCCTCTGCGGGTCTCTCAGGCAGCTGATTTCGTAGAGCATGCGGCACTGGGCTATCTCAGCGAACGTGCTGTTGTGCGTCGGGACGAAGCAGTCACCTACCAGGAACAAGTGCGATGGTGAATCCACTTCGATGCACCTGACTGGAACACTCTCTACTGGAACCACAGCAGTCACGTACCTGCGCTTGTTCCGCAGTCCCTGCTTCCCCGCCACGCGTTGCCGCTCCAACTTCCTAGTCAAACAGAACACAGGCGTGTCTGGCGTGAATCGGACTCGGTACTTTGCTCCACAATCCTTGCCATCAACACGTGCTGTTCCTTCTGACCACACAGGCTTGTGCCCGAGGCTTGCAGCGAGTTCGCGTACGGACTCTACGAGTGCTTTGCTCACACCGACGAACTCTGCACGACCACAAGTCTCAATCGAACCATCCGTATCCATCAAACCCTTGAGCAAGTCCGTGCGCTGGTCGATGCTACCTCTAAAGTACAGGGCAGGCACATGCTTGTTCCCAAGCACGCCCAGCTCCCGCAACTGCACCTTCAGCCCTACTATCGTGTACCTTCCTTGCGAAGCGTGCTGCTCACGAACCTCGTAGCCTCGCCTGCGAATCTCCTCGACAATCTCTGGGTCGAAACACGTGAACGCACCGTCTGCTGAGTTCCCGTCTCCGAGCCACACACCGAGCACGTATGGGTCTACTGGTAGCACCTGCTTTGGCAGGTCCAGTGCCTCTGCAACCCGCACAGCCCAGTTGTTCATTCGACCGTGCTTCAGGCTGGCTGCCATCTCCGCAGTCGTGACCACACGCTCATGCAGCTCTCCCCCACTCCGCGCAGCATTAGCTCGCTCAGACCACTCGGATGCAAGCCACTGATGCTCCGCATCTGCAACCAGCTTCGTCCCATCTGAGAACGTGACTTCGAAGCAGGGCCTGTCGTACATGACTTCTGTCTTCTTGGTTACCTTACAGAGCCTACCCTGCTCATCGAACAGTTCGTCCCCGACCGTGACTTCACCAAAGGTCGTCCACCCATGACGTGTCGGTACCCGCGTGTCAAGGCTGCACGCCTTACCCCACCCAATCGCGCCAGTGAGTACCGCCTCGACATACTCCCCCTCGAACAACTCCTCGATGTCATCCAGCAGCTTCGGGAACACCTGACCCTGCAGCCCCAGGTAGTACGGGTCCTCGATGAACTGGCGGGTCGGTACGGGCGTGTGCCTATACGTGTACCCCATCAGGTCCTGCAGCACCTCTATCTCGCTGCCAGGATTCTGCTTGAGCACGGCCTTCAGCAGTTCGATGTCCGACTGCGTGAACCCACGCGTCAACTCATCGAGCATCGGCTTCAGTCGGAGGTCGTTCAGGTCTATCACGGAAGCATGCCAAACAGCTTGGCCACCAACCATGTGACTCCGCACGCCCCTGCGACCGTCATGACAATCGTCAGGTATGCAAGAGCGAACCTGCCCTGGTCGAACTTCGACGGTGGTACGAGACTCATGTCTAGTCCTCTCCTATAGTCACGCGCCTACGGTGCGCCGAGAACGATTCGAAGTCTGGCGAGGTGCGGCCCCTCAAACGCAACTTCCAGGGCTTGCAGTAGTGACAGCCCGCCCGTGCCGTTCGGTTGGCCTTCTTGCGATGCTTTGCCACAGCCACTCCTTTTCAGGAACCGACGGGCGTTCCGACACCGTCATCCCAGGCGAACTCGCTGACTGGCAGGTGCTTCTGGCATGCGCAGCAGTACGTCGCTCCGTAGAACTTCGGGTCACGAGCGTAGGTCTCAGCTATTGCCCGACTCATCATCGTCAGGGACCCGCACGTCTTGTGCACGTATGCCCTGCGAACAGGACGGACGAATCCCTGCGCACGCTCCTCCTCCGACAGGACGAGGTACGCCTCATTCTGTGGTACTGGTTCGGTGTCCACCCCATGACCGAGTCTCGGGTCCTTCGGGTCAGTGGTCAACTCACTCACCCCTCGTCAACCTCCCCCATCTGCTTCTGGGCCATGGCCGCTGCCATCGCCGCCACCTGAATCAGTTCCTCTGTCGGGTCGCTCCCAGCAAGCACCGCCTCGACCACCTCACCGACCTCTTCCATGAGGACGGCCAGCTGAGTCGGGTACCCCTCGTCGCACATCGACCGCGCCATCGCACCAGCAGACACCATCGAATGCACGAGGTGCAGGTCAATCGAGGAACGCATCGTCAGGTTCTCGACGTACTGGTCTCCATGCTTGTCCTGAGCCGCCCGCATCTCCACGCCGATGGCCCGCACCAGACTTGGTCTCAGCATCGGTCAGTCCTTCGCTCGGAGGGGCATTGCCACACGGAGCATGCTGCCGTCGCCAAGGCCCTCCAGGACATTGTCCGTCCCTTCGAGCAGACGATGCCCACCACTACTCATGCTCGCCGCCACGACGAACGGCTGGAACAGCTCATCGGGCGAGACTCCCCACATCTCAGTGGCCTTCGCGATGATGTCATCAGCGGTGACCTTGTCCACCCCCTCGACTTCGAGCGTGAACTGGCCGCTCATACTCACCACTACCTGCACCTTCATGACTGTTCCTCTCCAGACCCCAGGTCAACATCGAACGGATTCTGCCCAGTACTCGGATTCTCGGGCAGCGACAAGCTCTTCACACGGTCTTCCTTCCGAGGCAGGAACAGGACCAGCGCACTAGCGATGGCACTGACGGCAATCAGCACGAACACCTCAGCCAACATCAGAATCCTCCTCGTCCTGCGTCTTCTCCGCCTCTGCTACCGACTTTCCCATCGCATCGAGCAACTTGCCAGCCAGTAGTCCCAACTTGGCCTTCGTACCCTCGTCGGTATCCTCGTCTACCAGGTGACCGACGTTGACCCCACCACCGAGGTCGATGCGGTCAGGCACCTTCTGGACGATACCGAGTTCCTGCTTCATCTGCATCATCTTAGCGAGCAGGTCTGCTGCCGTCCGAATCTCAGCGTTCGTCCCGCTGAACAGTTTCGTGATGCGTTCCTCGGTCTCGGCATCCATGCTGATGCGCTTCAACTGGAGCAGGTACAGCTTCTCTAGCTCCTCGACCTCGTTCACTCCGCGCCTGAGCTTCTCAATCGCCCTCTCCAGGTACAGGGGCGGGTTCTTCACCAGGTCGGCAGCGGGCAGCTGGGCCTTGTACCTGTACAGCTTCCGTACCAGACTGTCCCTCTTGATTCCCAGCAACTGGAAACAGTCCTCCTGTAGCCAGCGGGCAATCTCCTCGACGGCAATACCTGCCTTGACCTTCTTGTCCATGTCACCGTAGCAGTACATGGCCTTCAGGTCGGAGAACGCGTCTGAGCGTTGCCTACGAGCGGCCTTCTTCTCAGCCATCGCACTTCACCTGCGTGACCATCGGCGTGTACACACCGTTCGCATCAGGCTCACGCCACGTGACGAACCGTGCGAATCCTGGCGGACTTGACTGGGCAATCACCGTCTCCAAGAACGAGGGCGTCACCCTGACGAGGACTGGACTGTCGTCCCTGCGCGGGTCTGTAGCGGGACCTCGCTGACCGCATGCCTCTGCCTGTGCCACTGTCCTGTCACTCCCTGCGTGTCTTGTACTGTTCGGCGTACGTTGCCTGCTCTTACTATCTTCCGAGCATACACCATACGTTTCCCCGCTTTTTCGGTGCCCGCCGCCGCCTTCGATTCCGACTGACAACTAACACCTTGCTGACAACTCTACATCCCCCTCTACTGACAACACAACCACTCATGACAAGACCCCCGCCGCCTTTCGAGCGAACGAGGGTCCGTTTCGAGCTATTCTGCTGACAAGTCGTGACAGCTATGGCTTCCCGTCTATCTTGAGCAGTCGGTTCAAGAACATCTTCTGGAACCTGTTCAGGTCGCTGCACGGTTCGATGTGCGCGTCGAACTCCCGCATCCTGAACCAATCACGGCAGAGGTACAGGAAGCTGACTTCCCCCTCCTCCCGCAACTTCCCTCCGTGCACCTTCAGGAACGTCTCCAGTGCCACCGCCACTCGTGGACCAGTCGCCACCATGTCGAGCCATGGGCCTACCTGCACTCGAATCGAGGTCACATCTTCTGTCTGTGCGGCATCGAAGCCTTCTTCGTACCCGCTCACGCCTTCGGGGTCTTCCGCTTGACAGTCCCAATGCGCTTCGTTGACAAGGCGAGCCTGTCCTCTTTCGTGCTCACTACGAGAATCGCCTGGACGACATCCCCGACAGCCAGGTACTCGTTCACGTCGTCTATGTACTCGTCGGCTATCTCGCTGACATGTAGCAGCAGCGCCCGCGTCGTACCCTCCACCACGCAGAGCGCTCCATACGACTTGATACTCGCCACTCTTGCAGCAACGACCTCACCGACCCTGCGGTCGAGTCGTTCATCCTCGTCGGTCACATCCTCGTCCAGCTCAGCTGTCGGGTCGAACGAGCCACTGGCCATCGACTGCATGCGATGGTACACAGCGTTGTCCTGTCTCCCGATGATGCTTGCCAGCCCCCACGCCACCTTCGTCATGGGAACACCACTCGTCTGCACGAACTTGAGTCCAGCCTCCAGCAGCTGGTGCTCTTCCGCGCTGTACTGCTTATCCATCAGCACCCACCTATCGGCATGAGGTACACGACCTTGCTTCCATCTGGTTCATGCGTCCCGACCCAGCGACCACCACACGACTCAGCTATCTTTCGTGACCACGTGTTCGCCACACCGCACACCACCAACACCATCCAGTGCCAGTGTCCTTCTCCACACATCCGCTCTATCCGTGCAAGCGCCTCAACGAGCATCATCCTACCGAACCCTTGGCTCCGACGCGACGGCACCACAGCGTACCCGACGTTACCCTTCTTCCACACGTCCTCGTTCATCCCGCATCGAATCGTGACGTGCCCTACGAACTCTCCGTCGTGCACGGCCCACAGCCGCAGGTACGGGACATGCCCGACTGGAATCTTGGACTCGTCGTAGTCGTCAAGCTGTCGTTGCACGAACCCTTCGAAGTCCTCAGCAATCGCAGCCTCATCGTAGTCCACACAGATGCCGTCGATACGAAACTCGTGCAGTCCTACGAGGTAGCTATCCTTGTACTCCACAGACGGGCGCACCAACTTCATCAGAGCACGCCCTCGGAATCCACGAAGATGCCCTCATCCTCGTCTACGGCAATCGGCTCCATGGTCTCCATGACCGCGTCTCCGTACTGCAGGATGAGCTTGTCGAAGAACTCGTTCATGTCGAAGTTCCCCGCCTTCAGCTTCTCCACGTACTGGTCAATCATCCGCTTCTTCAAGTCCTTCGACATCTGCACCCACAGGTGGGTCTTGCCGCCGTACTGGAACACCATGAAGTGCTGATGCAGCGTGTCACCATACTTGCTGAACATCTCGTTCAGCACGCGACTCAGGTCATCGACCGTCTTGATGTCATCCTTCGACTCTTCGAGCTTCTCCTGCATCTCTGGCGACAGTTCCTTCTTCACCTGCAGGTACAGGTTCTTGAACGCCGCCTCCTCGACCAGACCCATCAGTTCCTTGGTCAGTTCCTCGCCGTACTTCTCTGCCATCTGGTTGTACAGCTTCGTGAACTTCACGGGGTCGAGCTTGCCCTTGAGCATGTTCATGCGGACCAGCTGGAACCGCGCCGCGTCGTCATCGAAGTCCATCTGGACGATGGTCGGCACCTCTTCATAGTCAAGCATCTTGCAGGCAAAGTACCGATGCTCACCAGAGACAATCTTGTACTTGCCCTCGATAATCGCGCCATCCTCGTCCCGCAGCGGGGCGACCATGATGGGTTCGACCATCCCAATCTTGCTGATGTTGTCCACCAGGTTGTTGAACACTGCATCCGACTGGAAGTTCGGGTTCTCTTCCATCGGCACCAGGTCATCGACACTGATGTACGTTATCTCGATACGCTTCTCGTCAGGCACGGGTCCTCCTCAGTCGAATGTCTGCACTATCCATCGTGTCGGTGTACCCCATCGCCTCAAGCAGGCGGAGCACACCCTTGTTGCTCAACACTGGCACCCCACCCCTACCCCGCATGGGCAGACGCTGTGCCTCCTTCATGAACCTGTCGAACGTGAACTCATCCCCCAGCCGCTCGGCCAACTCTTCGGCCTCCGCCACGAACCTATACGTACGGAACGCTTCCAGGTCGAAGTCCATGTACTTGGGCTTCGGGTACACATCGACCCGCTGCTGCATGTCGTCGTACAAGGACCGCTTCAGCGTTCGATACTCGTACCGCTGACGTACCCTGTCCGACAGCTTCTGTGCCCACATCTTGTACATCTCGTCGTTGTCCATGAGCAGCCGCAGCATCGGCCCAATCTCCGACTTACTGCTGTACATGAACGGATACTCGGGGAACTCATGCCCAAAGAACGACCGAGACCACATCCTGTCCTTCGGTACGACAGGCACGACCCCATGGGCCATCTGCTCTAGCATCGCAACGGGGCAGGCGATGGACTCGTAGGCCGCGACCGTCGCTCGCGTACGCTCGACTTCCTTCAGGTACTCCATGCCAAGAACCTTCAGGTCCACATACGGAATCAGGTCAAGCGTCGGCTTGTCCTTGTCCGAGGCCATCGGACTGGTCACCAGCACCTCTGACACAGCACCAGCCTTGTACAACTTGTCGAACTCCCTGAACACCATGTCGGTATTCTTGTGCGTGTCGTTCAGCCGCCCGAAGTACCCGACGACCTTCCCCCTGTCCAGGTTCAGTTCGCCCTCGAATGCAGGGGACCCCTGCGGCGCGTACACGAACCGTTCCATCAAGTCCTTCACCGCGCTGAACGACAGGTAGCCCTTGGCTATCTTCACGTACGCATCCAGCAGATGAGGAGCACTCAGATACAGACGGTCGAAGTTCACCAGGCTGTTCACCACCTGTGCGTTGTCCTTCGCCGCTGAGAACCACAACTCCTTGCTCGACGGACTCTCGGTCACGCCATTGTGCGTGCGGTAGAACAGCAACGGACGCTGCTGCAGCCCATGTCGGTATGCCATGTAGTAGCGGTATGCTGCCGCGTCCACCGTGCCACCCATGAGCACACAGTCAACAGGACACGTGCCGTTGTACGAGAACTTCTGAATCAGCATCTTGGTCAGGTAGAACGTGCCGACCTCAATCCAGGTACGGTCGGTCGTGTGCATCAGCACGAGCGAGCCGTTGATGTCCTTCAGTGGCAGCACTTCGACAGCGTTCTTGTTGCTGTACATCACAGCCCCATAGTAGAACCAGCCACGGTCGCTGTTCAGCTTGCCGAAGTCACGAATCACCTTCCAGATGCTTGGCATACCCGTGTTCCCGACGCGCATGACACCGTCGTCGTAGAACCCCTCGCGTACAGCACCGACTGGTAGCAGGACTCGCATCACCCCGCCACCATCCTCAGCACTCGGAACGCTTCCGCATACGGGTGGTAGCACTGCTTCCCTCGGTACTGTGCCTTGTACTGGATACCGCACTCGCTGACGACGTGCAGGTCCCCACTCTGCTGGGTCTCGTACGCCTCGAACGCATCGAGCTTCCTGCGCAACTCCTGGTCGGTCATGGGCACGAACAAGTTCGGGACGAACGCCACCTCGTCACCAATCTCGTACTCGATGACCATGCCACTGTAGAAATGCGGGCGCATGACACTGCGAACGGTGCGCGCAAGCGCTTCGTGGTCTTGGTTCGAGGACTCAGCTGCGTACAAGAGCACGGTAGGCTTCACCGCACTGATAACCGACTCCAGCACCTCGATACGCTCCGACAGCGGTACCGTGTCGATTCGATGGTGCTTGTCACTGCTGAACAGCGGGTCGTGCACCACTATCCCGCGCCACGCGTCAGGACTCGCACCACCAAGCACCGCCAACGCACTGCGAGTCTCCTCGAACCGCTGGGCACCCGTGTACGTCGTGTACGTATCAGTCGCCTTGTCATACTTGCGATACGTGCCTGCGAGGTCTACGAGCGTACCGTGCACGACATGCACGTCGCTCCCAGCAGCGAGGAACTTCTGAACGATGCCACCGCATCCGATTTCGAGGTCATCCTGGTGCGGGCTGATAACGAGAACGCACTGGTCACTGAATCCGAGCATCCTTGCCTCCTCTGTCCTGTTCAATCCTACAGTGCTTTCCGCACCGCCCCGACGTTCATCATGTAGTCCACCACCGAGAGGTACGGTACGAACTCGGTGCTGTTGAACTGCGCGTACTCGGGACAAGCATACTCCTCGAACTGTACTTTCACACGTTCGTCCCCCGTCAGTTCCATGTACGCCTTCCCGTTCGCACCAGCCACGTAGACAGTGCCACCAACACGCTCGACCCTATCCAGCAAACGCTGCGTCGGGTCCTCGACAGGGGGGAAGTCACTGCTCCACCACACAGGCACACTGACCCCGAAGAACTTCAACACTCGCTCAAGCAGCAGAACATTCAGGTCCATCAGGTGATTGGGCTTCGCTACCCACAAGGGCTGCAATGCCGCCATCGTTGCCTCGAAGTGCGGAGCCTTCCCATACGCCATCTCCAGCGTACGCTTCATCTGCCGCTGCCAGTCGGTCTCGTAGCTGATTTCGATGTCCTTGACCTGCGTATCCTGCGGAGCCTTTCGAACGGGCACGGTCAGCCAGTGCTCACCATCCTTCGTCAGGATGCGGTTCCGATTCATGAACCCACGACGGACATACTGCACGTCATCGAGCAGGACAAGCCCGTCCGCGTGTGCAATCTTGCCCACCACTCCAAGGTACGGCAGGAACACAGGCTGGTGCACGACAATCTTCATCGTGGCAGCACCTCCGCCAGTCTATCGAAACGGTCAAGGTCTAGTTCAGGCTTAGACATCAGTGGGACATCCAAACACCTCAAGTTCTCCATCAGGGTCTCTCCAACACTCTGCAATGACGAGTCACCGAACCCGACCAGTAGGTACGGGGCGGCACCGTTGCTCATCCCGTCGTACACATTGTTCTCGACCAGCACCACACCATCACCCAGCGGCTCAAGAAGCCCGACCTCAAGGTCATACGCTTCTCGCCTCAAGCCTGAGTCCACCGTGACCGACAGCCCGTACAGATGCTTGAACTGCGGTGCAGGGATGCTCTGCCCGAGCGCACAGGCTCGCAGCATGTCCGCCATGTTCGAGACGTTGTTCAGGTACGTGTACCCCGACCCTGTCCCAACACGTACATTCAGCTCAATCATGCGAAGTCCCTCGTCGGTCATGAACACCGTCACGGCGAGCACTCCTCGGTAACCCATCCCACATACCGCCTGGAACAACGGAGCAAGCTGCCCCTCAATCCAAGCTGTATGCTCACCAGCCGCACCATAGGCATTCCCGACCACCTTGCCTGTCGGCCCCTTCATGTCGTAGTTGCAACCAATCACCTGCCAGTTCTCAGCACCAATCAGCGCATTCATGCTGAACTCGATGCCTGCAAGTGGCAGCTCCACGATGAACCCGCGCTCGTAGCCATACGCACGAATCAGGTTTCGTATCTGCTTCTTCGAGTGCACCTTGAACGAGGTCGTCCCGCCGATGGCCTTGCGATGCTTCACGTAGCACGGAAACTCCCACTCCGTTTCATCCAGGTCAGCCAAGTCCACCGTCCACCACTCGCTCGTGCCTACACCGACTTCGGCGCACAACTTCTTGCCGAACGGCTTGTCCATCTCGATATGCCAATCCTGTGTCGTCGCGCCGACCGTGGGCACACCCACACCATCGAGTACGTCCAGGGCCTTCGCACAAGACAGTCCATTAGCCACGGCGAACTCGAACTCGTGGACTTCTAGGACACTTCGGACATCCGCACACAGTTCGTCAGGTGTCCTGCCCGCATCAGTGAGTGCAACCGCATCCTCACCAGCAAACACATCGGTCAGAGCCTGCAGACCCTCCCCCTTGCCGAGAAGCAGAATCATCAGTACAGCTCCTCCCGCGACATGACCACCGTGAAGTTCGCCTTCGTGGTCTGGCTGACTGTGACGTTCACCGTGTGGTCACGGCACACCTTGTACACGTACACAGGGTCGTAGTACGTCCGCAGGTGCGGGTCGAGAATCCTCGGAGCAGCCACATCCTTCAGGTCGAACACGAGCGAGTGCCGCGTCATCGACCACAGCTGGTCCACTGCCATCGCGATGAAGGCCAGCGGGTCATCGCTGAACACCGTGTTCAGACACTGCGAGGCAATCACCAGGTCAGCTGGTGCTGCGGTGGTCCCCAGGTCGAAGAAGTCGGCACCCACAATCGCTCCACGGACACCATAGTCTTCGAGCTTCTGCGCTGCCTTCTCCCCGAATCGTGTGACCAACTCGTACCCAACGTACCGCTCCACACGGTGCAGACCGTACTGTTCACGAACGTAGTCGAGGAACATGGCCGTGCCACAGCCGACATCGAGAACCGTCGCTGCACCATGGTTCCGCTCGACCACATCGAAGAACGTGTCAACAACCTTGCCCATCATCAAAGCGTGTGAGCGGTAGCTCATCTGCATGGCGATTATCTCGTCGGCCTCATCACGCCACTGCTCCTCGCTCTCGAAGCATCCAACTATCTTGTCCTTGTCGTACAACGACATCAGCTCTTCCTCCTCATCGTCACGAACGGACCCTCGCACGTGTCTTCCCACCCACGATGCCGCATCGCTTGGAACAACTGCGACTTGTAGCTGCCGAACGCAGCAGTCTTCCCCTCATTGTTGAACGACAGTCCCGTGGTCGAATGCGCTTTCATGTACTCAAACAGCGTCTCTTCGTCTGCCTCATCGAAGTCGAACTGGTCAATCAACTCCAAGAACCCGCTCGATGGTGCCGAACTCGCGCGAACCAGCGCCGTCGTCTCCTCGATATGCCGCATCGTCTTCTCCGCCAGCAACTGGGCATCGTAGTGCTCCTCGATGTACCCAGGCACCCAGGCGACCTTCTGCTTGGCCTCCTCGTAGTTCTCCTCAATCCACTTGAGCATCGCCACCATCGACTTCACGTTCCGCTTCACCACGAACGGATAGTCGGGCAACAACGTGTGCACCCATGGGTAGTCGGGCAGCACCGCAACGAGTCCCAAGTACAGCCGCTCCATCAGACCCTGTGGGTAGCTGTGCGTCGAGGGCATCGTAATCGTTGCGTGGCACGCCGCAGCCAGCGGCAGATACTGGTCTCTCGGGTTCGCTGGGTGCAGTTCTGCGTGCTCGAAGACAGTCGGGTAGTTCATGAGCGTCTTGCGGTTCAGTTCCGACTGCGAGCTGATTACGACATCCATCTGGTACCCACGCTTGAACATGTAGTCCACTGCATCGAGCGAATCCATGAGCGCACCGTTCTTCAAACGCTCGGCAATCAGTACAGTGAACCTGTCCCGCTTGACCGCCGCCTCCCTGACGGGCAACAACTCTGCCGTCGCCGTACCTGGCGGGAGCACCACCGACCGAGCCTGCATCTTCTTGACCTGCCCGTAGTTCAGGTACCGCTTCGCGACCTTCGAGGCCATATCGAAGTCCGTCTGGCACATGAAGATGCTGTAGCTGGTCAGGTACCCGACAGACTGCTCGACCTCCTCGACATCGCTGATGATGTGCAGTTCCTGGGACTTCGTGAACGGGTCGCGAACGAACATGGGCAGTGCAGGAGTCTTACCGAGCCACCTGTTCTTGCCCTTCGCAGGACGTGTGAACGGGTGCTGGAGCAACTTACGCACATACGCCGCACTCGCAGGCTTCTCCGTGAGCACAGCGTCGATGTGATACCTGCCCTGGTGCTGACTGAACAGCCTGAACAACACGTCTGCAGGCACCACGCCTGTCTGCATGTACTGGTCCTCGATGGAGGGCACACGATGCACGAGGACCTGCGGGTGGTTCTCAATCGCAGCCCTCGACCCCTCATAGTGGAAGCGGCTACCACCACCCACCTGGGGCAGTACCCAGTGTACGAACCACCCACGCTCGACCGCACTCGCGATGAACTTCGACGCGACGTTGTAGCTGCTGTCCCCATTCAGGTTCTTGTTCGTGTACAGCGGCAGGTACAGGAGTCTCATCGCACACTCACAAGTTCCTCAACCAGTTCACGGGTCTTAGCATGTAGCACCATGTTCGGACCGTTCTGGGTGTACCACGGTACAATTCCATCACCCTTGTACGCCCGCGCCGCCCCAACCCAGTCACAGACCATCTCGACTACAGCCTCAAACGGCATCTCTTGCGCCTCACCATCCACAAGCCAATGGAGCCAGTGATGGTCGTTCCGCCTCACGTGCAATGCCCACGCAGCATTGAACGCCACGTTATCATCTGGGTCACCCTCGAAATACTCTGCATACGCAATGCACTCACTTGGCAGGAACTTGCTCATGTCATGAATCAACCCACGCCACGCGATTCCCTCTTTGGCGCACTCAACGAAGACGAACCACTTGTGCTTGAGGACCGTCCACAGATACCGAACGTACATCATTACCGAATCCTCTCCGCCAGTTCGAGCGCCTGCTTCACATCCTCGTGCATGGACGACCAGTGCCAGCTCCCATACCGTCCAATCGAGTGCACACCAGCCAAACGGAATGCTTGCAAGACCCCTGGAACACGCGGGTCAGCGAAGCAGTAGTTCGTCGGCAGGTACGCGGCCTGCTGCAGCACCACATCGGTCGGACTCTCAATCATCCCGACCTTCTGCAGGCCCAGCATTACCTCTGCGTTGGTCCACGGGCGCAGTGTGGACACCTCGACGTACATTGCCACGTACCCTTCAGGAGCAGCAGTCGGGTCGGCTTCGCTATACAGACCGACACGGTAGAACGGCAGACCATCATCTGGGTAGTACACCCAGTTCTTTCCGACGTGATTCGGGTTCTTCTTGACCCCCATGTTCATCACAAGTCCCTGAGACCCCAGCAGGTATAGCGGCTCGCCTACCATCGCAGTGAGCATGTCGAGCGGGACTGTCGATACGAGTACGTCATACGTGTACGGGGTACCGTCTGCACAGGTCACGATGTGCGCCTGCGTATCGACGTGCACTGCCATCTCATCAAGGATGTACTCGACGCGGTCATCCTTCAGGTCCTCAATCAGCGACTCGATGCCCTGCCCGTCGGGATACAGGAACGTGCTGTTGTACCCCGCCTTGTCTCCGACTCTAACGTTCCGCACCAACTCCAACTCACCGAAGCTGATGGGTGTCAGGTCTGGCACACCGAACAGCTTGCGGTTGTACGGCTCGAAGAACCTGTCGAACAGCGTCTCCCCATAGCTCTTCTGCAGCATGTCAGCGTATGACCTGGGCTGGTCGTCTGTCCTGTTTGCCAACTCCTCACAGATGCTTACGGCTGTCTCCCCATCAAACACGTCATCGTAGAACGCCTGAATCGGGAACCGCCCATGCTTCCCGTTCACGTACACGAAGGCATGGCGCTCGTGCTCGACCAGTCCTGAGAACAGGTCGGCCACACCTGAGAACCCGTCCCGATGCAGCCAATGCCCACCGATGTCGAAGCGGAACTCACCGACCCCGTCTACGGTGCCACGGAACGTACGCAGCAGGCCACCCAGTCGGTCCTCCTGCTCAAGCACCCGCACGTCGTGGCTGCCTGCAAGAGCCTTTGCCACGGTCATCCCAGCAAGCCCGCCACCGAGGACAAGAACCCTACTCATGCGGGTACACTCCCTTCCAGAGCGCCTTGTAATACCTGTCTTCTGGCAACACGACATCCTCCCAGGCAACATGAATCGTCCCGAACTGCTTCCATGCCTCCCTGCGCCAGAGCATCGACACCCAGTTCGCCGCATACCGCAGGTCAGCCACCGTACACGGAGCATTCGGTCGAATCTGCTTGCGCTGCGTCAACCACACACGCTTTCCCTCTCGCGTATGCGCATCGACTGCGTAGAACGGAATCGGTCGTAGCTGTTTCCCTGCGACTTCGGCATACACACCAGCCAGCACCTCGCGCAGCTCGTCATCCGTGCGCGTCGGTCCAGCATTCCAGTCAGACATGTCCCCGACAGCATCCATGCGGTGCATGAGCAGCGTCTCGTAGTCAAACCCCCAAAACGAGTGCTCCTTCATCAACTTGTCATTCAGAACCCTGTGCATCTCCTCGGTGTCGTCAGAGCATACAAGCAGGTCCTTCGTGTACTTGTGCACCGCAGGCCACACGTTGCACAGGTGCACGATGTACAAGGCAGACGTGTAATCCTTCTCCTCGATGAACTGCTCAAGCAGTGCCATGACCTCCTCAGACTGGTACAGCCCATCACGCACAGGCACTCTGGCAGTCTTCGGCAGCTTCTTCGACCACTTGGCTAGCAGTTCAGGCTTCGGCTCGAACAGCCTACGACCCTCCTTGGCATGCTCTCGCACACCACCCCATATCGTGCTGTCAGCCTGCCACGTGTAGTCCTCCGCCTCTGTCATGTACTTCGCGTACCTACAGTTGCAGAACGCTTCGACGGCACGCATAACATCGAGCAACGTCGTGTTCTTGTACCCGATGAACAGCTCCCCCAGGAACGTCTTCAATCCAGGTGCGTGGCTCTCCTCCATCGACACGTTCGATACGTACCGCATAACGAAGAAGCGCCCGCGCAGCTTCTCAAGCACGAGCGCCCAGTACACAGCCTGGTCGAAGTCGCCACGTCGCAGCTCCTTGTGCAGCGCTGACGTGACCATGAACGGGTCGTACGTATTGACCATCAAACCAAACTTCATCGCGTCTGTCTGCGATGCTACATGGTCTGGCACTTCATTTCGCATCTCCATGAGCAAGTCGAGCAGGTCCGCCATCTAGTGCACCACCATCCACGTCTAGTGTCCTACTTACATCATACCGTATAACGGCACTTTCATCAAGTCATCTAGTAGCATACTTGACGTAGAACACGACGATGGTCACTTCCTTGCCCAGCTGCTCGTCGTTACGCATATCGAACCCCAACTTGATGTCGAGTTCGTGCGCCTCCAGTGCCAGATACGACTGTGCAACGATGATGCCTTTCACAGCTGCATTCACTGCAGCCTCACCCATCGCAGTCAGATACACACTCGGTACTTCCTTCAGGTACTTCGCGATGGCACCGCCAAGTTTCTGTGGCGTGGTCTTGCCAGACACCTTCAACTCCACAGCTTCATCCGTCTTTGCGTACATCCAGTACTCCCATCGTCACGCAAGCAACTTCTGCAGGTCCCACGCACTCTCAGTGGTGCCATTCTCCTTCTTGATTCGCAACCGCTGGCACTCGATTGCATTCTCAACGAACCAATCGTACGACAAACTCGCCCTGCCCGCAGCAATCGCCTCATCTTTGGCAGCGATGTACTCATGAATCCCGACAGCAAAGCACCGATTCGTACCCTTCTTGATGTCCTTGCGCGGTGCGGCCTTCGTGAATCTGAAGTTCACCAGCACCCAGCCGCGACCAACGCCCGCTACCACAAAGTCGAACGGGGTCTTCGTCATGAACCGTTGCTGTGACCCGAAGCCCTGGCTGACGACCATCTTGTGGACAAAGCCCTGCTTCTCGAAGTCCAGCAGCCCCTCAATCTGGTGGTCCTTGACCTCACTGAACGAGAGCGTTGCACTCTGCGTCTTCTTGCACTCGACGGCTAACGACGGCATGTTCCCGCCGCACATCCCCTGCAGCCACGAGAGTCCTCGTTTCACTTCTGGTTCAAAGGTCGAATCAGCCATGCTCGGCCTCGCTCTCTAGCTCAAGCAGTACCTGCTCAAGCTCGTTCATCTTCCCGTGGAGCACCTTGCTGTATACGTTGGCATTCGCAGCCATCTCCCACAGCACCACTACCAGCACCCGCAAGAACCTCAGCAGCGTGTTCGTATTCATCTAGTGCTCCTTCAGAAACGTAACACGAACCCACGGTGGGGCAGAGCCAAAACCGATACGCATATCAGGAACACCCTTGTGAACAAGACTCCCGTGCCTCTCCTCACGGAACAACTCGACACCACCCTCAAGGTACCTGTACGGATTCTCTTCGCACTGGCGGTGCTCAAACGAGTCATCCCAGAACCGCGCCCATCCATACCCGACACCCTTCTCGTGCACTTCGTAGAACGCAGCTCGCAGCTCAGCCTCGTAGACCTCGTCGGGCTTGTCCTCATCATCCTCGAACCATGGGACGATGGTCATGCCCGTGTGGTACTCCAGCGACTCAGCAATCATGCCGATGCCATCCATGTCCTCCATCGCGGCCATGACACCCTCCAGCATCATGTACGTCGGAATCCATCCCTGCACACAGTAGAACTCGCCCTCTTCACCCCATGGCATGAACTCCTGCGCATCCATGGTCAACGGTGCTCTGAACATACAGGGTCACTCCTCCTCGTACAGGACCCACACAGCCACACGGTCTCCGAGACGGACCTTCTTGTACGGTGTGTCCTCGACAGTGACCACTACACCGTGGTCCATCTGTGCTGTTACTCGCATAGCAATAGGCTCGGGCGTGGACCCGTCTGCCTGCAATAACCGAGTCACTTCTGCTCCGATTATGGTCGCGTTCTTCTCCATCACTCCACATCCTTCACAAGTTCGTAGCCAGTGCTCCCAGGCTTGAACCTATCCAAGCGAATGCGAGACTTACGAGCGAACGTACGTGTCCCCTTCGAGTTGGATGCAATCACAGTTGCCTTGCCATCCGCGTCGATAGACAGCACCTTCTTGAAGCTGTTCGTGTCCCGCCAGTCACACGACTTCCAGACCTGCCCGACCTTCACATCAGGAGCCATCTTTCGCCCACTCCTTCGTCAACCTCTCAGAAGTCTCGACCTTGCCCTGACCGACGAGGTCATCCTCCACAGGACCCCCGCTCGGCGCAGGCTCATTGCCATCGAGACCACGTCGAGACAACTCACGGGACAGTGCCTGGTAGTACTTGCTGTACACACCAAGCAGTGCATTCGTAAGCGTGTACTCAGCCTTCGCCTGCTCGTACTGCTTGAGCAACACCGCCGTCTTGACATGTACCTTGGCCTTCCGACCTTCCTCGGTGAACCCCTTCTCAGCGACAATCTGCAGATACACCGTCTTCCGCTCCATGTCGTAACGGTTCCATCGCGCCGTTCGCTCGATGTCCGTGCGTGCCGCCTCATACTGTGCGTACGCCATGACCGAAGCCCACACACCCAGCAGTTCACCAAGCTGCGACGACGTTAGCCTGGTGAGGTCACTCGGAAACTCCAGCTTGTCCAGGTCCTCACCGCTCCACTGCCTGGGCAGCGGAAACTTACGACCGACCACGAAACTCATAGCATCCTTCAGAGTTGCGCTCTCTTCTTCGCGTGGCATGCTATCCAGCCTCCTACTCTGCGTTCAGCAGCCGCTCGATTGCCTCGATGGTCTGCTGCGTCGGCACGTACAGGTGCGCCTGCCGCCCAGCAATGCGCACCATGACCTGCTCCCCACCATCAGGGGACTTCATGTCAGCAGGCTTCACGTACACAACTGACTGCTTCTTCACGATGGTCTTGCCAATCTGGATGAACGCCTTGCTCATGGTCACTCCTTCTCATCGAAGCACGCAGTGCGTGCAAAGCACTTCTTAGCCCTCGTACAGGTCTTTGACGTGCACACATCCAAACGCTCTGGCAGCGTGCCAGCATCCCTGTGTGCCAACGTACTCAGCAGTACGGACTTCTTGTCTGCTATCCAATCATCGTCCTCGACCCAGCCGTCACCCCGTATCGTGATGCCAGACGGCAAGCGAAGCGGGGTGTGTGCGGGAACAAGGAACTCCCTGAACTCCTGCGTGTCCTTGTTCATGTACGTGATGATGGTGCCCGCATACGGCATGCGCAGCACCTTCAACACCTCATGGTCCTTCGGCATGCCGCTGCGGACCAACTCATCCACCAACACCTGGTCACGACGCTCCAACGTGTCGATGTACAAGACAGCCTGCTCCTTGTGTGCATCCATCGGCTCAGCAAGGGTCGCGTACGCCCGACTGTTCATGGTCTTGAACTCGAACCCGTACTTGCCCTTTGGCAGCACCAACACACCGTCAGTACGGCCCTCCAGGTTCAGGTCCTCATCCGCCACACGGACCTCTTGGTACACGACCTTCATCTTGTGCGGTGTACCACCAGGACACGACTCGCATGCTGGCTTGAACCCGAAGAATGTGCATCGCTCATCGAGGCACCAGCGCGTGCACGTCCACTGCCCAAACAACATACCCGACGCGCCAAGCCGCTCCTGCACCAACGAGTGCAGTGCCGTCCCAGTGTCGAACACCCACTGCAGCCGTGCACCCACCTCCCTGTTCTGATACAGGTCAGGCTCTCGCACACCCAGCACCCATGCCCGTGGGCAGAACGAATCTCCCGCTACCTCTGACGGGTGGAACACATCCCTCCGCCGCTTCATCGAGTCTAGCTTGCCTGCAAGCAGGGCTTGTTCTTCCAGAATCGGAACGACAAGACCACCCCGCTCTTGGGCGCGAATCAGGTCTTTGAGCATCACGCCTCCCGCTTCGCACAGCGGGGCAGAAAGTTGTCTGTCAACTCGCCCGTCTGCCTATCCAGGTACTTACGTATGCCGAGCAGGTCATGCGCGAAACTCCCGTCATCGAACTCTACCAATCGGTCAAAGTCCAACGGCGTACCGCTGGCATGGCAGGCCACCAGGTCCATCTCCATGTCCAACCCGTTGTAAGCGACTCCATAGTCCTTGCAGAGCTGCAGCCCTAGTTCGACCGTACGGTCAATCTTCTTGCGGTCCTCACGCGTCACATCAAAACTGAGTGCCATCCTGACCTCCTTTAGGCTGCAAGCCTCTCCATCAGTTCTCCTGCATACTTCTCGAACTGGTACTGCCGCTCTGCCGAGAACTGCTGGGCGACCTCGGTGATGGCACCAGCGAGACCCCACGCGTTCGAGTCCCACTTGTTCTCCATGGTCAGGAACACATCCTGCACCGTCTCGTCGCTCAGAACGAGGTCGCGCTGCACCTGCGTCATGAGCAAGTCCTTCTGCGACGGTGCGAGTCGTACCTCGCGTGCCTTGTCAATGCTCTCTCGTGCAGCTGTCACGTACCCAGGGAACTGCTCCAGAGCGTTCAGCACCGCGTCACGGAAGTCCGCCTTGCCAATGCTGATGTGCCTCCGTCGGTACACCATCCCTCGGTCCTGCGAAACGATGAGGCCGTTCGTGCAGGCGAACGTGAACAGCAGGAACTCGATACTCGCGTACGACCTACCAGTCTGTCCGTTGCGGAATATCAGGCCAGCGGTCGTCGTGTCCCGCCCGTAGCTGCCGTCGGTGAGGACCACGCCTTCGGTGTCCACCAGGCGGACGTTCATGTTGTCCAGCGTCAGCGAGTACGCCTCTATGTCGTACGTCCCGCCGTCGAAACGGTCGAGCGCGTCAGCAAGGCTATCGAGCGCGTCTCCGTGGTCGAAGACACCATACTTGCTGGACAGCACGGCAATGACGCTACCCTCGTGCAGACGGAGCATCAGTGGGGTGTCACCCTGCTTCGCAAGCCACGCATTCAGGTTCAGTGACACCAGGTGCGTCAGCTTGTTCGTGATGCACTTCTTCAGGTACGACGTGACACCCGCGCCCGACTTCTCGGCCAACTGCGCGAACGCCGTGCTGGTGAACAGGTACGGCTTGCCCGCCACCTCAAGGACGGGCACAACCTGCCCAAGCGGGTCCACAGCCGTGCTGACGAACAGGTCCTTCGCCAGCACATGCTGGTCCTTGATGCCGTTCTGCATCGACCACGCGTCATTCCACAGGTCAGTCTCCGACAACGCGACCCCACTCCCGAGCGGCTTGCGCGTCAGGGACGTGTCGAACCCCTCCATCAACTGCAGGTACTCTACCGAACGCTCCTCAGCCATTGCACATCTCCTTCTCTCGTCTACGTGCTCTTCACTTCCGCGTCTCGACCTACGAACGCCGCCAGCGTCTGCGACATGCGCTCCAGGTCCAACCCAAACCGCCGCACATCAGCAGCGGGTATAACCACGTCCACACGACTCTTCGTGACGTTCACACTCACGGGGAGCGTCATGTACGTGTAGACGACCCAGTCACGAACCTTCTGCCTGGTCACTGCCATCCTGCACCTCCTCAAATACATGCCACACAAGCCCCGTGAACTGCTGCACCGTGCCCACATGTCGCAGCCCGACTTGGGGCAGCATCCAGCCAGTCCCAATCACGTGGATACGTCGCTCCTCTGTCTCGTACCCGTGGGGGTCCTGCAGCACCCACAGCATCATGTGGTCATCCTGCATCTGCACATCCAGCAGTTCTGCACCCAGGGGCAGCTGCAACGACTGCGTCTGCATGGCCATCAGCTGGTACTTGAAGACAACCCGCTGCTTACTCATGTGCGTCCTCCAGCTCCCAGTACTCCTTCATCTTCTCGATGGGGACCATCGCCCACGGCTTCCCATCGGCCATCTCGATTACGAGCACAGGCTCCTTGCCCATGTCGAACGCCTGCTCGACCAACTTGTCCAGCCACTTGCTGTCGAGCTTCATACTCATCGCGCCTGTGGTCTTCTTTTCAATCATGCGACGGTAGCCTCGGGGCGTGACCCGTCCTGTACGCGTCCTTCCGTGCATCAGGTCACCCTTCGTGGCACCACTCCCACTTCCAGACGTGAGCACAGCACCGAGTACCCGCTGCGTACGCTTCTCACCCGCCTTGCCGATGCTATTCGACGTTGGAGCATCAAGCGCACCAGGTACGGGACTACCCTCCCGCTTGGGCTTACTCCTTCGTGTAGCCATCGAGCACCGTACTCATCGTCAGCGCAGCCAGCTCCGCGAACAGCTCAGGCTGGGCATCGAGTTCGGTGACAAAGGCATTACCGCCCTGCGCCCGCAACTCACCGAAGGTCTCGGACGTGTAGCTGTACCAGGCACCTGCCTTCTCGACCAGGCCCTTCTTGACGGCGTACTCGAACACGCTCTTCGTATTGTCGATGTACCCCTTCGGGCACCCAGACTCCGCTGCATTCTCCGTGTACAGGTCGAAGTAGCCCTTCTTGTGCGGTGGGAACGTCTTGTTCTTCACGCACTCGAAGCGCAACTGCTGGCCGACGGACACGGCTTTGTCCCCCGTGCCCTCGGTAATCCCCTCGGACGGGCGTGCGAAGAACTTGACCGTGATACTGGCCGCGAACCCCTGGCCCCGTCCCCCTGGCATCGTGTCGGGGGACCCGTACATGACACCAATCTTCTCGCGAATCTGGTTCACCAGAATCACAGATGGCTTCTGTGCCTTGGACATGCCCAGGCTGTTGAACCCCGACTGGATGGCACGCATGAAGCGGTTCACCAACTTGGCGTGGTTCCCGACCATCGCGTCCTCCGCCGACTTCTCAATCTCGATGGCAGGCGACATCATCGCAATCGAGTCAATGACCACGAGGTCAACCTCACCCGTGCGAATCACCGCCTCCACGATGTCAGCAGCCTGCTCCGCGAACTCGGGCTGGGTCAGGTACAGAGCATCGTTGTCCCCACCGAGGTCCGCGAACCATGGCGGGTCGAACGTACCCTCGATGTCAGCGTAGAACACCCGCTTCGGCTCGCCGCTCTCACCACACTGCGGACACACGACCACACCATTCGCATCATGCCCGAGGTGGTCTCCACAGTGCCTGCAGGTCTGCTGAGCCGTTGCCGCCGCTCTCATGGCGACGGTCGTCTTACCCGTGCTCTCGTTCCCGACGAATATCACCACGCGTCCGAGTGGCAGACCGCCACCCATGGCCGCATCCAGTGAGAACACACCCGTCGAGAGCCGTGCCAACTTCGGGTACTGGCTACCACGGATAATCGTGCCCTCGCCGTACTTCTTGTCCACCTGCTTCATAATCACGTCGAGCCGCTCACTACCCATCTACTTCACCTCGTCTACGTCGTCGCACAGGCCAATCACACGCTTGACCGCCCTCGGCCCATCTTGGTAGAACAACCGCACAGCGTTGACTATCGAGAGCACAACGTCAGGGTCCTCGACCCACTCGTCCTTGACCCACCTGACGATTTCGATGCCCTCCTCGTCGTACAGGGCGATAGCATCACCCTCGAATGCGACCCTGTCCTTCATGTATGCGACAGGACTGAGGCTTGTAGTCGGGTTCGCTGCAATCCCCGACATCGGAACACTGCGTGACCTCATCTGGGCACTCGCATCCCACAGACGGGCACAGCAAACTGGTTGACCCGCCACAACCGTGTCAGGTGCGTACAGTCCCTGCACTCTGCTGGAACGTCATCACGCATCCCAAGCAACTTGGTGCCGCACACGTAGTACGCCTCCACGTCGTTCGGGTCATAGACCTGCTTGTCAGTCATCAGTCCACCTTTTCGAATCGCTTCTCAGACAAGAAGTACTGCGCACGGTGCGGCTTGATGTGCAGGACTATTCCATCCCGCTTCATGTCGGCAAGAGCACAGCGGTAGCGGTGCCCTCCAACCTTGAGCACGAGCCACTTGCACCCGTTCTCAAGCAGCCCGTCACAGACCTTGCAATCGAGACCCCAGGCCGACGCGCCCTCCGCCCGTGCCTGTTCGACCGTCTCGCGGCCCATGCGGTACAGATGCTTGCTGACTGTGCGAGCGCACGTGAGCGTGTCCCCTTCGAGCACACCAACACGCCGTTCCGTGCCATCCTCATACTGAATCAAGACGACAGGCATGCTTCACGCGCCTCTGCTAGCACCACAGACACCTGCTCCAACTCGCTACGTGCTGCAAGCAAATCCAGGGGCACAAACCCATCTCTGTCGAGTGCACCATCAGCTACGGCGTTCAGAAGCCGACGCATCTGCACCACACGTGCCGCCAGTTCGCGCCACTGCGCAGCATCCACGGCTACATACCCCCCGCCAGTTCCTTCACCTTGTCGAACACGAGCCGCTCGGCCATCTTGAAACCGAACTCCATCGCGCCATCCAGCTCTTCCTTGTAGCAGGGGACGGTCACGCCCGCATCCACGCGCAGCGATTCGAAGTTCCCCAGGTTCTTCGTGAACCCGACCTTCGTCGTTGCCGTCGCGGGGTCTGTGTCGAGTGCGTCAACGAGAATCATCTCCTCGTCGTGCATCTCCTCCCCGACTGGCTTCCCATACTTCAGGAACTGGGCCGCCACCCACATCTTTCCATTGTGCTTCGCTTCCGCCATCACGCACTCCTCTCGTACACGTCTGGATTGGACCTACCATCATCGTAGCATATAACGAAGTCTGTATCAAGCCCTCTAGCTCGATACCTCCGTCGTTGTGAAACCACTCAGCGGACGCCCACACTTCTCGCACATGACACGCACCTTCGAGGCGTCCACCGCCTCTGCTTCGACCTCATTCAGGTACCCACAGGCTCCACAGGCACCCTCAACAAGGAACACCCGCATCCTCTGTCGGTCACGCCAGTTCAGCGGGTGCAGACACTTGAAGCAGTTCACGTCTCTCCACTCCCCATCAACGAGCCGCTGCAGTGCAGGTTCCGCCCCGCAGAACGGACAGGCATCGGGTACCAGCCGCCACTCATCACGCGACATCGGCTCAATCGCATCGGGCATCTGAGCGCATCGCTCGTTCACAAGCGTGAAGAACGGGTGCTTCGAGAAGTCCTGCACACTGAACCCGAGCCAGTGCCGATGCTCGACAAACACGCGCACCTGGTCCTCCGTGTACAGACGGGCATTCCGAGCATTCCGCATGAACACATCAGCCAGGTAGCCATGCAGGAACCACAGACGCATCGTCTGGGTGCTCCGACCAAGCACGCCCGCCACCGTGCGCGGGAGGAACACGGGCACTTCGAACTCCATGCCGTGCCGCACGTCCTGCGCATTCTCTACCTCGACCCTGACACTGCTGTCGGGCACCAGCTCCAGGCGCTCGTACGGCAGGGGTGCCTCCAACTTCGACGCACGGCGCTGATGCAGCCAGTAGTACCGCACAGCCTCTTCCTTGCGCTTCTCTCGGTACTCGGCATCATCCGCATACTTCTTGTTCCTGCGCTCGGCAACTTCCGCCTTGTTCGCCTCATACCACGCCTTGTAATCGAACGTGGACTTACTCTCAGTCGCCTCGTCTGCCATCTTGCTCCTTCTTCCGCCTCCTGTACTCCTTCTGGTACGCACGATTGCAGGGGTTGCATCGTGTGTGCACCGACGGAGTACCACACTTACACACGTGCCTCGGTGCAGGCTCAACAACACCGAAACCCTCTGGCGGTGGGGGCACACACCTTCGTGCGAAGTACCCAGTGCTGAGCAGCCGCTCTTCCACCGCCTCGATGTACCTGTCTACCTGCAGCACTATCATGCGAACCTACTCCGGCCCGCGCATCCACGCCTCATACGCCTCGACATGTGAGGGGAACGCCAACCGCAGCCGCTCACGATTCTCTGAGTCTGCTCGGGCAATGAGCCGCAGCAGGTCGGCACCGAACCAGTCGCCATGCCCGTTCAGAATCGCTTTGACGTTCTGCCTGTCGAAGTCGCTAATCGGAAACTCGCGCATTCCCAGCCTCCAACATCAACGGTGCACCACCGAGAGCAGTGCGCAGCCCTGCGTACCCGTTCGAACTCTCCATCGCCTCGTGCATCGTCACATCAGGGGCAACCTCTGCGAAGGCCAACAGCACCTTCTCAGGTGTGAACAGGTCGGAGTCAAACGCTGCCAACAGCGTGTCCAAGTACCAGAACAGTACACGGAACAGGCGGCGGACCTCCTGTGGGTCGTTCTCGTCCTTCCGAATCGTGAACAGGTAGTTCCGCTCGTTCAGTCGGAACCGCAGCACCCAGCGGTCAGCCAGCATGGTCCACTGACTCGCCTCCACGCCGTATTTCGTGAGCACGCCCTGGATGTCGAACTGTGACTTCTCAGGCGTGATGGTCGTTGTACCGAACCGCTTCCCCTCGGCTGCACTCGGTGCTTTCCTACGTGCCATCTCAGCCCCCCACTACTGTATCGGGGTACTTCAGATGCTTCAGTACCTGATTGTTCAAACTGCCTGCAGCGATGTACTTCTCTCCGTCTCCGTAGAGCATGTCGTACTCCTCAAGCTGCACAGCTAGTTCCTGGCACGCTGACAGGAGCGCGTCGGTCAACTGTTCCTTGGTCGCCTTGCGCAACATGTCCTCAACGGCAGGCTTCATCAGATGTCACCCCTTCGGAACTTCTGGAAGTCGAGGCCGACCTCTGTGAGAACGTCGAACTGTCTGTTGTACTCCGCACGCAGCACTGCTAGGCAGTTCTTGCATGGCCGCTTGGCCTCCGTGTGCTCCTGCGTGTCCAGCTGCTTGCTAGACGCAGCCACGTGTGCGACAGAGCATAGCGACGAGTGCAACGACCCCCCACTGTAGCGGTCAGCATGCCGCACGTCCGAGCCGATTATCGAGAACTCAAGCAGACTCATCAGATGCCTCCAAGCACCAACATCCTGCACACATCACTTCTTTGCCTTCGGTGGAATCACCGCGTACGTGATGGTCGTGGTCATCAGTTCATTGACCCGTGCAACTGGGAGCAGACCAAGTGTCACCAGCGCCTCGACCTTCGTCTCTGACGGACCCTGGGCGACATGAATCAACGAACCGACGAGGCGCTCGAACTCCCTGTGGGACTCAGCACAGTCGAACGTCGCTGACTCGTCCACGAGCCGCAGCAGTTCATCGTGGGTCTGCTTGACCTCCTCGATGGGTGCCACATGCTCTACCTTCTCGGTGCCCTGCTCCCACAGACCGAGTTCCCGCAGTAGTGCAGCAGCCTTCTCGACATCGAATGACGTACTGACCCGCTTCTGTGCCTGCAGTCGCTCACCATTGGCACCAATCAGATACCGATGCCCCTTCTCGTCCACCTCGGCATCCTCCGCAAAGAACCGTCCGCTCGCGGGCACGTCCTTCTTGGCGTTCGTGACGAGTTCCTTCTTTACCGCATCGGTAAACGTGGACAGCATCTTGGATGCCCGCTCCACCTGGACGAATCCAGACACCAGGTCCTCCGTGGGCAGTGCAGGCAACTGGTCGAGCACTGTTGCCAGCATGTCCGCTCGCTCCACCACTGTCGAAGCCGACGCGCTCATGAGCACCATCGCGCTGCAAGCCTCGGCATCCATCTCCAACGCACCATCCTGTACCTTGCTCATCTCATCCTCCTCAGTACACATCAGTGACAATCGGACCGACCCTCACCCACCTTGCTCTACGTGACCTTGCCAGCCTCAATCGCGGCCTGAACAATCTCCGCGAAATCCCATCTGTACTTCCCGTCTCCGAGGTACTCCATCCAGTCGATGCCTACCTCCCTGCATCGGTCATCAGCGGCACGTAGCTTCGCCTCACCTATTGCGTACGCCTCTTTCTGGGTCTTCTTCACCTGCGGCTTTCCCTTGTAGAGCCAGGTCTTCTTTCCTTCGATGAACTCTGCCTCAGCCGCTTCATACCCGACCGCTGCATCGACCTGCTCCTGCGTGAACTCGCTGTTCGTGATTGCCATATCCCCATCTCCTTGTCCGCGCGTGCCTCAGTACAAGGGCGGGGTGAGGGTCAGTATCCGATTGTCAAGGTTCCTACTATCATACTGACGTATAACAGTATCTTTGTCAAGTGGTCTAGTCAAGGATACACCCCATCTCACGATACATCCCTGCCCGCTTTCGCATGAGACTAGCGGACATCGGAATCTGAGGCTCTACGAAGTCGATTACCAGCGGTGGTCGCTTCTCGGAGTGCTGACGCAGGATACGTCCGACTGCCTGCACTATGTCGCCCTTCGGGGTCACTAGGAACAGCGTGTCAAGGTCGGGTATGTCCAACCCCTCCTGTGCCATCTGGAACGTCGCCAGGATAAGTGGACGTGTTGCCGTGATACGCAGGTCGCGCTCTGCCATCCCACCAACGTAGTAGCCGTGCGAGTACCGCGCATGCTGTTTGGGCATCTCTGCATCAAACAGGTCAGCAATCACTGTCAGATGCTCACGGCGCGACGACAGGACGAGGACCTTCCGCCCAGCACGCAAGGCATCGTAGAGCAACTTCACTATCTGGCGGTTCCGCGTCTCACAGTCCACGACGTACTGGGTCACCTTGTTCAGGTCGAAGACCCGCCGCCCGCCCTGCCGCCGTGAAGTCATGCCACGCAACATCGAGTCAGTCACGGCCATCTTCGCAGTGACGAACTTCACACGGGCCTTCAGACTCGGGACTGACCCGACATGGGCAATCTCACCGATGTGCTTGAAGAACACCTCCTGCAGCCCGTCACGTCTGTCAGGGGTCGCCGTCACGCCGATACGGTACTTCGCTGGGAACTTCGTAATCACCTTGCGGAACTCGACCGCACCGAATCGGTGCACCTCGTCCACAACCACGGTTCCGAAGTACGTGTACAGGTCAGGGTCGTACTCACGGGCGAGCAGCGACTGAGCCATCAGCAGGACTATCTTCTTCCCACGGAACTCACAGCGGTCCTGCTGGACGAACCCTATGTCCCTCGGGTCGATGTCCAGTGCTTGCTCAATGCGCTCGACCCACTGGTTCATCAGGAACGACTTGTGTACCAACACAGCTGTCGTCCTGCCCAGCTTGGCAGCAGCGGCGAGCGCACACAGCGTGTTGTGCGTCACGATGCAATGGTCGGTCAAGTACAACTGGTCAGGTGCGTCTACACTGATGCACTGCATGGGCTTTAACCCAGAGTACTCAACTGACTTGATTGCTCGCCTTGGCTGGTACCTTCCAGTCTTCGTGTACCTACTAGTGTGCTTCTCAGACGAGAACGGCTCATATCCATCAGGCAGCAGCAACGTCAGTCGATAGCTGGGCCGTCCTTCTTTCTTCTCACCTTTGTACGTGTACTTCGTGGTCCGCCTAGCCTTCCGTGCAGTCCCACCTAGAGACTCCACGAGGAACTGCACGTCCATCGCCAACCGCCACGACGATGTCGTGTACTCCAGCTGCTTCCCTGCACAGGTCACAGACCCATCGCAATCGAACAGACCACGTAGCAAGGCAAGGCGGTCCTCAACAGCTCCGTACAAGTACTGCTTCGGCACACTCTTTTCCCACGACCGTACACCTGCAAGCCCAAGTATCCGTGCATACTGCATGAACCCACGAACATAGTGGTCTTTGCCCTGCCTTGGTGCACCTAGGCTGCACCCATCAGGTAGCGCAGCCTGTAGCCTTTCACGCACATCAGCTTCCATGTTAGACCAGGACACCCCGCCAACAAACGACCCGTCCGCCAGCAAGCACCCGAGCGCGTACGGAGCTACCGCATACAGCTGCTTCGGGAACTGAATCGGCTGTGTCATCGGGACATACCAGCGCGTATGCCCGTCGCTACTAACTAGACCCGAATCAACGATGTCTCGGAGCGTCTTGGTCTTCCACCGCCCACCCTGACGACGAGACCTATCACTCTGAACAGTCCACAGATGCTCCATCCCCGCTTCAACACTGGAACCATCTGTGAACGTTACGCGGTAACTCTTCTGCATCCCCTGCGGGAACACTCCTGTGACCGTGTGCAGCAAGCCATCAGCACCATAGATTCGGTCTCCAACCCGAACGTCTTCCATCAGCAAGAGACCCTGCTCTGTCCAAAGCAGCGAATCCAGGGCTTGCTGCTTCCCGTACCCAGGACTCGCTTGCCCAATGGCACCCGCACGCGCAGTCGCTGCTTTCACGACCGCATCCACGAACGCCGTCTGGTCTTCCTTACGCTCGTCAGTGGGACCCAGTGCGAGCTTCAACGGCATGTCCGCGTCGAATCCATCCGACCGCTCGTCCACCACGTCCTTACCACGCCCGTACAGGTTCACAAGTGCACGCGGGACAAGCAGTGTCCGCTCGCCCTGCCTGTGGCTCTCCTGGTACAACGGGTCCATCCGCGCCATACCCGCCGTGCTGAACCCCTGCTGCACTGCAGACAGGTACTCGGGATTCGGTACCTCCAGCGTAGCCTTCAGACGTTCGAAACTGATGTCGTCAGACTCAGCGATTTCCAGCCAGCTCCCCAGCCGCATGCTGTCCTCTTCTCTGCTCGTCTCGTGCGTAACGGAAGAACTGCACCGTCACCTCTGCTATCTGGCGTGCCTGCAGATGCGTGGTCTTCCAGTTGCAGAACGACTCGACCTTCTTGACCCTGCGACGTGCACCAGGTGCCTTGTACTCGACCCGCACCTCTGTGGCGGACACCCGCACGCCGTGCTCATGCAGCACATCCATCGCACGGTAGAACGTGTCCTCGAAGTCCAGCGCATCTGGAATCAAGAACGTGCGGAACCCGTCCTCATTGCGGTGGCACACCATCACACCCTGGTCGCGCAGCAAACCTTGCAGTACCTCAGTCCCTGTGACACTCCGAATCAGCACCGTCTGCATCGCTCCCCATCTCCTTCACATCTACTGCAAGTCAAGTACAGGATGGTTCCCTACTACTATCGTGGCATATAACGTAGTCTGTGTCAAGCATTCACGGCGGATGTGGGGCAGGGTTGTGAGCCTATCGTGGCAACCTTGTAGCGCGTTTGAGCGGCCTTGTTGCGTGCCTTACTGCCACGATTGATGGGTGTCATTTGCAATCCGACCAGCGCATACCGATGGCCGTGTCAGCAACAAGAGGCACACGCAACTGCACTGCGCTCTCCAACTCCTCGGTCACCAACTGCGCCGCATACTCGGCAATGTCCTCATCTACCTCATACACAACTTCGTCGTGGACCTGCAGCACCAGCGTTACCCGCTCCAGAATGCCCTCGGCCTCAAGCCGTCGCCTGATGTTCCGCATACCGATGAACAGCACGTCCGCAGCACTGCCCTGAATCGGACTGTTCGATGCCTGCCGCTCGGCTGAACTCTTCAGTGCGTGCTCACGACTCGACCGACCGCTCAGCTGTGCATCAGGCAGGTGCCGCCTCCGTCCCGTGACAGTCGTGACGTACCCATGCTTGTTTGCGTAGGCGTGCATCGCCTCGATGTATGCGTTCACACCGACATACTTCTGCATGAACTTGTCGCGCAGTTCCCGTGCCTTCGTCTCAGAGACCTTCGCCCCAGCAGCCAGCACCTTCGGGCCAGCCTCGTAGACGACTGCGAAGTTGAACGTCTTGGCAATCGACCGCTCATGGGCATGCAGGTGCTTGACCTCACTGACAGGCTCAGGCAGGTCGAAGAGCAACTTCGCCGTCACCGAGTGCAGGTCCTCGGCATTCTTGAACGCTTCGGTCAGGCGCGGGTCCTTACTGATGTGTGCGAGCACCCTCAGTTCAATCTGGCTGTAGTCGGTGACCACCAGCTTCTTGCCAGGGGACGCGACGAACATCTCGCGCAGCCCGAACTTGTCATTGTCGGGCCTCGGGATGTTCTGCAGGTTCGGCTGACTCGAACTGAGCCTGCCTGTCGTCAGAATCGGGTTGAACCTCGTGCGGATACGACCATCTGGCCCAACCCGCAACTTCAAGCCCTTCAGGTACGTGCCCATCAACTTCGACACCTGACGGTACTCAAGAATCGCAGCGACGAGCGGATACTTCCCCTCCCACTTCTCCATGTTCGCCTTGCTAGTGCTGTACAGACCTGTCTTACCAGGCTCACCAATCGGGCTGATGCCCAACTCACCGAACAGAATCTCGTTCAGTTGCTTGGTGCTACCCGCGTTGAACGGCTCCCCATTCGGGCGCAGCGAGTACATCCGCTTCTCTATCTCTGCAAGCACACCAGGTGCCTCAGCCGCCCTTCGCTCCAGGGTCTCAACATCGAGTCGCACACCAGCCATCTCCATGTCCATCAAGATGGACACCTTGGGCATCTCCAACTCTGCGAACACCTTCATCAGGTCATCCGCTTCGAGTCTTGGCAAGAACATGTCCATCAGTGCAAGCGGTTTCGTCACATCGTCCGCAGCGTACGCGCCAAGGGTCTCAATGGGCACCAGGTCGGTGCGGTACACGGAATCACCAGTGACCAGGTGCTTCTCCTTCGGCGTTATCTCGTCCAGCTCGGTCATCGCGTAGTTCATGTACCTGCGCACGAGTGCCTTCAGGCCATGCTCGCCCTCGGTGTCGATGAGCCACGAGGCAACCATCGTGTCGAATATCAATGGCCCGAACTCCACGCCACCAAGCAGCTTCAGGACCTTCATGTCGTACTTGGCGTTGTGCATCACAACGAGCTTGTCCTGGTTCTCAGCAGCAAACGTACGCAGTCGCTCCAGCACCAGTTCCTCTGGCAGCTGCGAGCCATCGACGTGCCCAGTCGGGATGTACGCGCCATCCTGCGTGCTCCAACCAATACCGATACCCGTCAACTTCACATCTGGGTACCCTCGGTCAACGGTTTCAACATCTACGCAGTACCGCTTCGAACCCTGCAGTGCATTGAACACCTCGGCAAGTTCCTGTTCTGTCCTGACAATCATCTGCCACCCCTTCTAAGCTGATGCAGCCCTGGCAGGTACTTGGACACCTACCAGGGCCGCAAAAGCATACGGGCCACTACCAGCTGATACGCTCACCACTATCGTCATCGGACAAGGCACTCGTACGGGTCGCCTTCTTGAGCGCCGACAGGATGTCAGCAGCGGAACGTGGCTTCAGAATCTCCGCGTAGTCGAACGGCTTCGCATCAGGGTTCAGTTCCAGAATCTCGGCCTTCGTCAGCTTCTGCTCGTAGTCGAACACGTCCCCCGTGTTCGGTGCGTCCGACGATGTACGCGTCACTTCGAACATCGCTCCTTCGAGCGACCCACGCTTGGACGAGAGCTTCTTCAGCACCTGGAGCGTCTTGAACTTGGCAGGGAACAACTTCACTTCGTTCTTGTGCGTGCCCCCGCGCTTGTCGGTCCACTCAGCCAGGTCGATTACCGTGTAGAACCCGACCGTCGATGGCTTGTTGTCTGTGCCGTCACAGATGGGGCATGCCTCGCCCAGGATACGCAGGCACGTAAACCAGTGCCGCCAGTCCCCATCAATCTTGACCTGGTGCTCTTCGATGATGGGCGGGTCGTCGTCCAAGAACACGATGCGGGTGGACGAGTCGGCGGGGAGCCAGAGACGGTTGACGAAGCTCTTCGCCCGTTCCTCGTACTCCTCCTCCTTCTTGGCGAACGCGTCGTACCCCTTGGTCTTGCCAAGCAGGTCAGCAAAGTCACCCATGTCCATTCCTTCCTCGGCCCCCGTGGGCCTTCCGTTTGGACGCCAATCCATGGTCGTCCCTACACGCGCCTGTACACCTTACCCAGCTTTATCTGGCTAACAGTCACTGGGCTAATACCAAACTCAGCAGCTATGCGTTTCTGCTCACCATAGTGGCATACCCTAAGCCGCCTTCTAATCTCTAGCACTTCCGCAGCAGACAACGCACCATGCTTACCACGCCCGATGTTCTCCGCACATGTGACAGGTTCCAAGTGCCGTGGATTCACGCAGTCCCGCTGTCTACAGAGGTGGTCCAGCTGCAAACCCGCTGGAATCGGACCGACGAAGTGCTCATAGAACCACCTATGAGAACGAAACACACGACCCTTCCACTTCAGCATCCCATAACCCTTGGAGTTCTTAGCACCCATCCAGAGCCAACACGGGGTAACAAACCCCATGTCCTGTTCAACGCATCTATCCATCGGATGTAGTTTCATATCTTCATTCTACCAGATAACGATTTCTTAGTCACGACCCCATTCCCGCAGGTCGAACAGGAAACCAGCCGCCTCTGCAGCCTCCCTACATGCACTAACACCGATGAACGCATCCAGACCGTCTGGCGAATCACCCCACGACGTTCCCCCGACAACCAGCACATCCAAACCGATGCCGTACATGTCCGCGTACACGTTCAGATGCCGATAACTGTTCTCATGAGCATTCTGGACATCGAGAAACGCCTGGTGCGCCGTGTCCCGCAGGTCTTCGATGGCCACACTATCCATCGCGTCTTCGAACCCAAACGCACATACGAACTGCTCATCGAAGTCATCCGCAACCATCGTGTCGATTACGGCATGCGCAGCCTCCCAGTCCAACTCCTTGCCGTGCGGCTTGACCAGCACAGCCGTAATCAGGTCAGCGCCCATCTTGTCCTCCCCCGAACAAGCTGCGTGTCACGAAGTCCAGCACGCGTACGATGGTCTTCTCATTCCTGCCAAGCAGCCACACCACTACAAGCACCTCGATGAGCAGCAGCCCAACCTTCAGCATCTCGGTCAGTAGCTCACTCATCGCTGCCGCCTCTCTACTTCGTCCCAACAGGCGGCGTAGTCGGGGATGCCCGCGTCGGTAAGGTATGGACACGGCTCACCCTTGCGGTCCTTGCACGGATAGTCGTCGCCGGTCGGACACCCGTTGAGCGCGTCGAGCTGGTCGCGGAAGAAGTCGGCACGCTTGCGCTGGATGTCGGCTTCGGCAGCGTTCTCGCGTGCGATGGTGGCGAGTTCGGTGAGAGCATCGCCGTACACCGTGCAAGGCCGCGACGGGGTCGAACCCTCGTCATCAATGACCTCACACGCCGTTCTCACTGTCTCCACCAACTCGTCTATGCGGTCACTCATCGTCGGCCTCCTTCACGAGTGGTTCGAGGGCGGCGCAGAGTGCTTCTTGCTCACACCCCTTGCACATCCCTCTCGGGTACTCCCAGTCGAGGTTAAGCGACTTCTCGATGACGATGCAGGACAGTTCGTCTGCCGCCCGTGCCACCGCTATGAGTGCGGCGATGGTGTCGTCGGTGAGGAGACGCGACACGAGTACTGACCTCGCACTCATCTTGCTATCGAGGCGACGGGCCAGCTCAACGATGTCGGCACGGTCATACGTCAGATAGGCGTCCTCCGCTTCGAGCCAAGCATCCAACGCCGCTTCGAGGTCGGGTAGGATGCTCACAGTCCACGCTCCTTCACAAGTGGGGCGAGCGGGCAGTCGGCTAGATGCGGCTTGCGCTCTACCCCTCGCATGTTGCGGAATGCGCTACAGAACGGGCATCTCGGCTCACGCTCTGCCGCCTCTGCCACGTCGAGCAGGGCTCGGATGGTGTCGTCGGTGCGAAGCTTGCGGTACGTCCCGAGCGCTGAGTACAGCTCAAGGTATGCCATCTCGCTAAGGGCAGCTTCGCAATGGTCTTGCTGGCAGCGTCTAATCGCCTCATGCTTCGCCTCCAACGCCGCACGCAGGTCGGTCAGGATGCTCATCGCTGCCGCCTCTCTACTTCGTCCCAACAGGCGGCGTAGTCGATGCCATCGTCGCCCTCGTATGGACACGGCTTCCCCTTGCGGCCCTTGCACGGGTAATCCAGGTGTACGGGTGGACACTCGTGGAGCGCGTCGAGCGCGTCACGGAAGAAGTCGCCACGCTTGCGCTCGGTGTCGATCACCTTCACGAGCACATCACGCGCAGTGTCCCGGTCGTTCGTTGAGAACACGCCCTCCACGAACTCGGCGGTCGACATCGTGCCGTAGTCTGCCGCTGTTGCACTCACCTTCCGGTTTCCGGCAAGCACCTTCGCCATCTCGTAAACGTCGCTCATCAGAACAGCCTCCCCTCATCGTTCGCTTCTTGTGCAAGCTGCTTTGGTGTCCGAGGCATCCAGCACGGCTTCCAGCTATCGGCGTGCGTCTCGTGGCCTTTGTCGCAGATGCGCTTACAGCCTGGGTCAATCGCATCCGGAAATGCCGCTCGATAGTTGTTCCACGATCGACACGTGCGGCACAGCAGCACGTCGCTCATCGCTGCACCGGCTTCAGCACCTCGAGGCACTCAAGCGCTTCGTCCATCTCGGCGATCCGCTTCGTCCAGTATGCGTACTCGTCCGGCTTCTGCGAGCGCATCAGCTTGCGCATCTTCCGCTCGTTGTCGAGCACGCGCCCCAGATGCTCGTGCGCCTCATCGGGTGTCCTCGGGAACAGCCCCGTCATGTCAGCTCCTCCAGTCTCACGTAGATCCCTGGCACGTCCGCCCAGAACTTCTCGGTGATGTCGCTCGCCACTTGCTGGTCGCCTATCGCGAACGCTCCCACGTCCTCCATCGCGTCCTTGAGCGTCTTGGCCACGTTGTCCGTGTCGGGCTTGTCGGTGTGGTACTCGCCGTTCACATGCCCGGTGCCATCACACGGCCAACACCACTTGGCCATCAGCCTCAACGCTCCGCTGAGTCTCAGGCCGCCGACATGCGGTCCCAGATGGTCACGGAGCTTCACCCGGACCGCCTTGAGCTCTGCCGAGTCGAACATCACCGGCCGGCCGGCTTTCTTCACCGCGAGTTGCTTGTCCTGATGCGTCATCGTCGGCGGCACCATCGGCATGAAGAACTCGATCGTCATCGGTCTGCACCTCGCTTTGACCGACGGTCGTACAGGCGGCGCGGGAGTGCACCGCCTCCCTGGGGGTGGAGGTGTCGGGCGCAGCCCGGCCCGACCCCCACCCCTGGGGGGGTGTGCACGACACACCTACTACTTGTAGTAGGGGGGTTGTCCGACCCCCGTCGGACGGGGTATGTCCTACCCTGTCCTACCCCCGGGGTACGACACACTGTCCTACCCACTGTCCTACCCACCATGATGTGCACCTGCTTTCGGCTTGATGACGTACAGATTCTGTGACGTGTCGACGCACACGATCTCGTGATCGATGCTCGGGAGCTTCCGCTTGAACCTCTTCTTCGCCGCCTCATCGGACGCGTCGAGCCCGAGGTACTCCATCGCCTGACGCACTGTCGGGGGCTCGCCAAGGTTCGCGTTGTCGATCGCGCTCCTGATGGATTCGAGCTCCCGCATCTCGGCGACCTCTTTCCTGCTCGCCCGTATGCTTGACTGGACCGCCTTCGCCTTCTTCACCGGGTCGATGAGGTCCTTGATCTGTGCGTCCGCGAGGATCCCAACGGTGTCCACCTCGTGCACCGGGAACCTGTACCAGACGTTGACAGGCGGGTGAGGCGCGAAGTCCCTGAGCGTGGATTCGATGCGGTATGCGCTCGCCTTTGAGACGGCCTCGTTGAGCTCGTCGAGTGCCGCTATGAGCGCGTTCATGGCCTTGTTCGGGAGAAGCTCAACGAGCGCCGTACGGAGCGCCGTGGCGACCACCAGCGTGTCCTGCGGCACATCGTCGAGCACGCCTGCATGCCCGTGCTCCTCGAGCCAGCGCGGGATGAACGCGCACTCGGAGTGGTTCACGTACGCCGCCAGTATCTCCTTGGTGACCTCGAGCTCGGTCATCGCCAGGAGTGCGTCGGCGTCGCGAGCGAACACGCCGCTACCGCTCGCACGGTCCATCGATGACTTCTGGCCCTGCTGCCCCTTTGAGTAGTGGTGGCAGTATACGATCGAGCACCCGAGCTGTCTGCCCAGGCTGTCGAGCTGGTTGCAGAACGCGCCCACGGCCTCGGCGTTGTTCTCGTCGCCCTGCATGATCTTGTAGATGGGGTCGAGTACGAGAAGCGAGCACTGGTACTTGACCGTCTGGCGCACGATCTTGGAGATGAGCTGCTGAAGCGGCGCCGAGTGCCCGCGCAGGTCAAGGAAGTGCAGGCGGCCGGCGCTTTCCCGCGAGTACCCGCACGCCTCGTATATCTGCTTCACGCGGCGGATCCTGCTCTCGCGCTTGAGTTCGAAGTTCACGAAGAGCGCGTCGCCTTGCGCACACTTCGCCCCGAACCACGTGCCGCCGCTCGCGACCGCGCATGCGAGCTCCAGCAACGCGACCGTTTTGCCCGCCTTGGAAGGACCGGCCAGCATCATCTTCTCGTTCTGAGCGAGCATGCCGTCGATGACCGACGCCTCTGTCGGGATATCCTCGTCCCACTCATCAGAGAAGTCCGTCACATCGACCGGCAGCACGTCCTCGGCTTCGTCCACCCACGCACGCCACTCGGCCCAGTTCGCCTTGCCGATGTTCGTGGCCACCAGGAACTGTTTGTGTCCGTTGCGCGTCACACCGGGCATCCTGGATAGCCTGGAGGGGTTCTTGTTCTGGGTGTCGAGCTCGAGCTTGTTCTTCTTGCAGAAGTCGTACAGGTAGTCGACGCGCTTGCGGTACTCGTCGTAGTCAGGGGCGTCCACCCGCACGATGGCGTGCAGGCTCTTGCCGCCCGAGTGCACGAGTGCGGCTACCGGTAGCTCAAGCTCGCGGATGATGGCGTTCTGCTTGGCGATTGGCATGTCGTCTGATTCGACGAGCGCGTACCTGAACTCTGTCACGTTCTCGTTCTTCACGCCGCGACCATCGAGCGGGTTGAAGCGGATCCACGCGCCCACGGCCTCGTCGAAGTCGCCGAACACGCGGCCGAAGTCCCGGCTCTTGGAAAGCTCGTGGATGAGCTCGCCCGCGGTCCTGTCGTAGTTGCCCTTCTTCGGCAGGAACCGGCCGTCCTTCTCCCATGAGCCGGTCACGTAGCCGACGTTCTCCCCGGCCTCGAACAGCGTCTCCAGATACCGGATGAGCTCTCCGGTGGCGTCCCACGCCGCGTCGTCCGGCTCCGGGATGTCCTCGCCCTCGACCCATGCTACGTCGGCGACGATGGCGCGCTTGTCCTCGCGGGGGCCGATGACGCTGTCCCAATCCAGTGCGTAGCCGGTGTCACGAGCAGGCGGCCTCCAGCCGTGGTCACGTGCGATCGCGACGATGGTGCCGCCGGTCACGGGCTTGTCTGAGCCGCGGAACGTGTCCCACTTCCGGAAGCACTCCCCGGCGTGGTATCGCTTGTGGTCACGCTGTGACCACCTGTCCCAGTCCGATGCGGTGTGGCCCTCGTGCTTGAGGCCCATCCCGATCTGCGCCCACTCCTCGTAGCTGCATGACGCCGGGTCGATCGCGTCGAGCACCTCGAGCAGATCAGTCTCGCGATCAGACATTGCGGCTCCTCCAATGCGGACATGGCTTGCCCATGCAGGTCTCGGAGAAGTCGACTCCGACGCTGATGCACGCGGCACAATCGGCGTCGAGTGCTGGCTTCGCTGCTGCTACATTCTTGCGCTTCCTGTACTCGCGCTTCGCTTGCACTGTTGCGCAGCGCTTTGAGCAGTACAGAGAGGATGGCGGACGCTCTGTCGCGTCGAACGGCTTGCCGCACACTGGGCATGTCTTGAGTACCTGCTCGCGCTCGCCCTTTGGGTCGTGCTTCCACGAGATCACCACGAGCCGGTCACACGTCTCCAGCTCGAACACGTCGTTCACGTCGACCACCGATGTGATCTCGCGCTCGAACGTAGCGCTATCAGGGCCGACGATGCGCACACGCTCACACACGAGCGTCGCGGCGTACTCAGCATCGGTCATCTGCCGAAGCGTGTTGGGCTTGCGCCCATCGCGTTCAGCCGAGAAGTGCGGTTCGACGGAGCGAAGCTCGACGGTGGAGCCGGTGAATCTAGCCACGTCGCACCGCCAGCCTCCGGCGTCCGCCCTTGGCGATGGCGTACTCGTCCAGGTCGGCTTGGGCTTCCTCGCGCGTGTCGCGCATGGGGAGCTTCGGGGACTTCACACGGTGGCGTGAGTTCGCGGGGAACGTCATATACGTCCCGCCGAGGCCCTTGTCGACGTGCAGCACGCGGCCGTCAGGCATGGCCCACATCCCGGTGGCACACTCGCTGCAGAGGTCGCCTTCTGGATCAGGCACCCAGTGGCATCCACCGGGACAGGGGTCGTTCTCGGTGCACCCGCACACGCGGCAGGTGGCGATGCCGATGTCGATCTCAATGTTGATCTCATATTCGAGACTCTCTGCTTCTTCCTCATCGTCGGTGATCCAGCCGAGGTCCGTCATTTCTTCCTCCCTCTCTAGTAGATGTCGAACAGTCGCGGTTTCGCGTTCGCGGTGCACTCAGCGCCTCGGAGCACGAGCGCACCGGTGCGCAGGAGCGGCCACCATTCGCGCGATTCGGTAGCGAGCGTGCAGCGCGGCATGTCGCCCCGGTCGGGGTGACGCTCGTCGATGCAGATGGCGGCCAGGCACAGCTGCTCGTCACCGACGCACGCCGCATCAGGGCGCTCACGATACTTCGAGCAGTCCCACGAGCACTTCATGATGCCCTCCGCTTCGCCTCTGCGATCGCGTTGGCGACTCGCGCTACAAGCACGCCCGATTCGGTCACTCCGCCACTGCCTCGTGGCATCCTGAGCTGGTTGAACCGCACGATGTCCTTCTTGCTGATAAGCAGCAGGTTCTCAAGCGAATCGTTGTGCGGGTCGCCGTCTTTGATCATCACGCAGTGGCCGGGCGGTACGGGACCGTTGGCGGCTTCCCACGCGAGCACGTGCTTGGAGATCCAGTTGCGGTTCTTCTGGCCGTCGGCGACCTTCACCCATACGTAACCGTCCTGTCGGAGCTTCTCCGTGCCGATCTCCACGCGGTTCGCGGCGATGTTCCCCTTCGGGAACCAGCCCTTCTCACATCCAGGCGGGCAGTATCCCTTGCGGCCCTTGTTGGGCGGCACAGTGCCCTTCTCGAAGTAGCCCGTGCGCCCGGTGTTCAGACCGAATCTCGTAATGGCTCCCTTGATCTGCGTGTCCGCCAGATCGGAGTCGAAGCGATCGCGCATCATGGCGCATATCTCGGCGTGGCCCCGGCCTGGAACGATCTCGGCGAGGTACGACTTCTCCTCGGGTGTCCATATGTGGAACCGCGTGTTCTTGCTGCCTGGTATCCTGCCGGTCTGCGCCATCGTCTAGCCCTCCAGCATCGGTGGGAGTGACTTGTTGGCTGTCATGCGCTCGTCTTGAAACGCCGCCGCCTTGAGTACGAGCGTGCCGTTCGCGATCACCTGTGTGGCCACTGACGAGACGGCACGTGCGCGCTCTATCTCCTGTGTGAGCCCGTCGCCGGTCAGTCCCTCATCTCCAAGCCGCTCAAGCTGAGCGAACAGGTGGTTGTTCAAGTCTGAAAGCTTGTTCATGGTCATTGCTGCACCTCCGGTACGTATGTCTGGGGATCCACACCGAGCGGCGTCTTCCAGCCGTTGGCCGAGATCCGCGCGACCATCTTGGATGCCGCGTCGAAGCTCCATGTGCCGACGTGGTTGAAGCCCTTCTGCTCGAGGAAGCGGATCTGCTTGGGTGTGGTGAGTCCCTCATGGCGGCGCTTGTCGAGCCTGTCGAGCAGGAGCGACGCCTTGCCAGCGCACTCGATCGCGTCCGGCAGGATGCCGAGCTTCTCGAGCGTGGCCGTCTGCTTCTCGGACGGCGGCGCCATCTCCCACCCGAACGCGGGAACGTAGTTGGCGAGGTCCTCGGCCTGGATGGACATCTCGAAGTGGAGCGGGTCGACGAGCTTGCGCTTGCGGTGCTTCATCTCGGCGAGCGTCTTGGCGAGTGCTTCCTCACGCTCGGACACGACATCGCTCTCGGCTTGGACTTCCACGACCTCGATGTCGACCGGGCATCCGGCCTCTTCGATGATCTCGGTCATCTTGGCGGCAACGTCCGTGCTCTCGGCGATGAGGTGCGCGGGGTGGCAGAGCTCGTGGCGCTCCGTGTGCCACAGGAAGTCCAGCAGCAACAGCGAATCCTTGCCAGGCGCCGGTCGCGTGCCACGGCCCACCATCTGAGCGTACAGACTCCTGATCTTCGTCGGCCTGAGCACCACGATGCAATCGACCGCTGGGCAGTCCCATCCTTCGGTCAGAAGCATCGAGTTGCAGAGCACGTCGTAGCGACCCGCCTCGAAGTCTGCGAGCACCTCGGCGCGGTCGGTGCTCTCACCGTTGACCTCGGCTGCGCGGAAGCCGCGATCGGCGAGTATCTGCGTGAACTTCTGCGAGGTCTTGATGAGCGGCAGGAACACGACGCTGCGCCGCTCTATGCATCCGGCAGCGAGCATCTCGTCAGCTATCTGGTGCAGGTACGGGTCGAGCGCGGTACCAACGTCAGCCGCGCGGAAGTCGCCGTTTTGGATGGCCACTCCGGTGAGGTCGAGCTTGAGCGGGATGGTCTGCGCTTCGATGCGGCACAGGTAGCCGTCCTTGATGGCGCGCGGCAGGGTGTACTCGTAGGCGAGTGAGTCGAAGTAGCTGCCAAGGTTGCGCATGTCGCCACGGTCGGGCGTGGCCGTCACGCCGAGCACCCGGGCGTCGTAGAAGTGGTCGAGCACCCGCTGATAGCTCTCAGCGAGCACGTGGTGCGCCTCGTCGACCACGATGGTATCGAAGTGCGACGGATCGAACTGCTCCAGGCGTGACGGACGCATGAGCGTCTGGACGCTCCCCACGACGACGCGGTACCAGCTGTCGAGACAGCTCTCTTCCGCCTTCTCGGTGGCACAGCGCAGGCCGGTCGTCTTCGCGAGCTTGTCGGCGGCCTGCGTCAGGAGTTCGCCGCGGTGGGCGAGCACAAGGGCCCGCCCACCTTCGGCA